GGAGTTCAGGATATACATGACTTGTATTGTAAGAAGTTTCTTGTGAAACAGGTTCATGTGAATGGTAAAGTGGAAACTATTGTGCGAGGAACAAGTAAACTTAATACTTTAGAGATGCATAATTTCATGGAAAGCGTGAAAATAGATGCGGCCACCGAGTTTGGTATTACACTTCCGTTGCCTGAAGACCAGCATTACTTAGATTTTATTCATGAGTACCAAAACCGGTACTAATTAATCCTTTTATAATTTATGATTGCAAATTTGAGAAACTACGAACCCGAGACAATCGAGTTTGTAGTTCCCGATTCTATTCGGGAAAAATTTCCCCCTGTTTTATTTCAGGGTTCTACGAATGTAGATGAATTGATAAAGTTGGTGAATGAGCATTTCAATGCTACATTCCCTGAAAGTGAGGTGACACAACGTTTACTGGATGAATTTGAGATTTCCGAAATTCGTGAAGAGTATTGCATCAAGCAAGAGAATGAGGTCCCCAAACGCGAACGTGAACTGTTGGAAGCCATTGAACGTGCGAAGAAAATTAAGAGTGATGCACAAGACAGGTTAGCTTCTATTAAGACTGAAATTAAAGACCTGGCTGCCGAGGTCAAAAAGGGGACGAGGGAGTATCATCTTTCAAGTAAGAATACGATCCGGTTTGCTCTTGATGGATATTTCCTGTATTATTCATGGGTGAACGGTGAGTTTAAGCTTGTGAAAGCTGAAAAAATTCCTGATTGGGACAAACGTTCTCTTTGGGCACAGGAAGATCGAAACAGAAAAGCGATGCTTGATTTGTTTGGTATTGAATATCCTGAAGTAGAACGTCCTATTGATGATACAGAAGATTATGGGGACAAGTTCGAAGAAGACCTGTCTGATAAACTTCCTGAAGAAGAACCGGAAGACGATGAGTAGATTGCAGCACAAAAAAGGCAGGAAGTCCAACTATGTGAAGCGGCTTGTGAATAATCCAGATTGGGAAGAAGCCAAGCGTAAAATTCGTATTAGGGACGGACATAAATGCCAGATGTGCGGTAAAGACTTCAATTTAGAGATTCACCACAAAACATACAGGGTTAACGGAAAATCAATCGTTGGTCATGAACTTGAACATCTTGATTGTCTCGTTACCCTTTGTGGTGACTGTCATTCGAAAGTTCATAAATATCACATCAAATTATGACATACCAGTTAAGAGACTACCAAAAAAGTGCTAGTGATGCAGCGGTCAGCGTTTTTAAATCCAAGGAAAAGAAAAACTACGTGATAGTTCTTCCCACTGGTGCCGGGAAGTCCCTTGTCATTGCCAATATAGCTGCACGGATAGACGGGCCGCTGATAGTGTTCCAGCCTAGCAAGGAAATACTCGAACAAAATTTTGCGAAACTTCAATCATACGGCATATTCGATTGTGGAGTTTATTCAGCTTCTGCCGGAAGAAAGGATATCAATCGTATTACGTTCGCTATGATTGGTAGTGTGATGAAACACATGAGTTTCTTCAAACATTTCAAGCACGTTCTGATTGATGAATGTCATTTAGTGAATCCGGAGAAAGGAATGTATAAGGAATTCTTTGAAGATGAGCAAAGGAAAGTTATTGGGCTGACAGCGACTCCTTACAGATTATGTTCAGGAAGAGGTGGTGCTATGCTTAAATTTATAACTCGTACCCGGCCAAAGGTTTTCACTGATGTTATTTATCACTGTCAGGTGAGTGAACTACTTGCTAAAGGATTTCTCGCAAGTTTGAAATACTATGATATTACAAAGTTGGATTTAAGTAGAGTCAGGACTAATTCTACTGGTGCAGATTACGATGAAAAAAGTCTTCTGCAAGAGTTTGAACGTGTGGACATATACAAAGATATAGTTGGATGGACAAAACGTCTGTTGAACCCCAAATCGGGCATACCACGCAAAGGTATTTTAATATTCACGAGGTTTATTCGTGAAGCTGAAAAACTGGCTTCCGAAATTCCTAATTGTGCGATCGTTAGCGGTTCTACTCCAAAGGAAGAAAGGGCACGAATTCTGAAAGGTTTTAAAGATGGAAGAATAAAAGTTGTTGCTAATGTCGGAGTACTTACAACCGGATTCGATTACCCGGAGCTTGATACGATTGTTCTTGCACGTCCAACCAAATCCCTTTCCCTCTATTATCAAATGGTCGGTCGTGTTATTCGTCCCTGCCAAGGTAAAGAGGGTTGGGTTGTTGATTTGAGTGGGAATTTCCGGCGTTTTGGGCGTGTTGAAGAGTTACGCATAGAACAGCCTGAAAAGGGAAAATGGTGTATAATGAGTCGTGGCCGTCAATTAACCAATGTAGTATTTTAATTATCATGTGGAGAAATTACAAGAAGAAAGAAAAGAAAAAGCCTCTTTTCGAGGTAGAAGGTGTTAAGGTCAAGAAGAAACCTGATCTTGTCGATAAACTAGACAGAATATTTAGTTTATTCATCCGTTATCGTGATACGATGCCTAATGGATATTTTCAGTGTATTTCATGTGGTAAAATAAAGCCTTTCAATAAAGCAGATTGCGGTCATTACATCAACCGCCAACACATGAGTACTCGCTTTGATGAAATGAACTGCAATGCTCAATGTTCACATTGTAACCGCTTTATGGAAGGAAATATTCAGGATTATCGCAGACGTCTAGTTGCCAAGTATGGTGAACGAAATGTGCTGATCCTGGAAGCCAAGAAAAATGTTACTAAGCAATTTAGTGACTTTCAATTAGAAAAGCTGATTACTCATTACAAGGAAGAAGCGAAAAAACTGAAGGAAGCAAAAGGTCTGTGAGTTTTATTACTAATCGGAGTATAATCCCTTAAAATATGGAAAGAAATTCATTCATCTTTTATAAAGGGTGGAGAGAAGCAATCAAGGATTTGCCGGATGATGTCAGGCTGGAGATTTACGAAAGCATAATTGAGTATGCGACAACGGGAAATCTTCGGGGGTTGAAACCTATGGCAAATATTGCTTTCAACTTTATAAAGATAGATATAGACAGGGATACTGAAAAGTATATGTCTATTGTGGAAAGGAATAAGAGCAATGGTTCTAAGGGGGGACGTCCGAAAAGTGAAAACCCAAAAGAACCCAAAGAACCCACAAAACCCACTGGGTTATTTGGAAACCCAAAAGAACCCACAAAACCCGATAATGATAATGAATATGATAATGATTATGTAGATGATAATGATTCTCATTTAAAAAAGAAAGAAACTTCTCCTAAAGGAGAATCAAAGAAAGACGAGCTTTCTTTGTTCCCCGAGGAAAAGATTGATTGGGGTGGGCTAATGGATTATTTTAATTCCACGTTTAAAGGTAAACTTCCTGCTATAAAGTCCATAGATGCAAAACGAAAGAAAGCTATTAAAGCACGTGTCGCACAATACGGGAAGCAAGCTATATTCGATGTGTTCCAATTGGTTTTAGATAGTCCTTTCTTGCTTGGACAAAACGATAAAAATTGGAGGTGCACTTTTGACTGGATATTCTTGCCTACAAAATTTACAAATATTTTAGAAGGTAACTATAATGGAAAACGAACTGATACTGCGGCCACAAGAAGAGAATCGGTTAGCAGTCTTACGGACCTCGCCGAAGAACTACTGCAAAGCTCTATGCCCAAAGAAGGTTGAAGATGTATTTCAAAGTGATGAACCTTCTATTGGCACTATCATAAGAAAGTTTGGTGAACCACAGGCTAGAGCAGTGCTGGTCATATTGATAGCTGATGCCTTGGAGTTTTTCAATGTCAGTAATACAATGTCTGCTACCCAAGTTGCTACTACAGTAGATTTAATCATTGAAGAATATCCCTATATGAAAACTGATGATTTTAAACTGTGTTTCAAGAATGCAATGAAAATGAAATATGGTGAAAATTACAATCGTATTGATGGTTCTATCATTATGGGATGGCTTCGTGAATACAACAAAGAACGTTGTGCTGTTGCTGATAATCAGTCATGGAATACTCATAAGGCTAAATTGTCAGGGGAAACGAGTTTTACAAGTGGCTTGTCGTATGAAGAATACCGGAACGAACTCAAACTTAGAGTTGAGCAAGGAGATGAAGAAGCTGCTAAAGCGTTAAGTCTCTCAAATGAAATAATCTCTTATCTAAACAAAAGAGAAAATGGCAAACAAGAAGCAGAAGGTGACAATTTACTGGAACACTAGGCATATCAAACTTGAAGATATTCCTGAAGTGAAAAGAAGAATACGGGAGCGTTTTGGTATTCCTAATCACACAACTGTTAATGGTGAAACGGATTGTTATATCCGTGAGGAAGATATGGAATTGCTTCGGGAAACGGAAAAACGTGGCTTCATTCAAATACGTAATAAGCCCGCATGAAAATGGCGTTAAAATGGTGAAGTTTCTGTTTGCATAACTTGTCATTTTACGATAACTTTACTGATGTAATGAATTAGAAGTCAAACCAATATAATTAAATTATGGAAGTACAAAACATTAGAATTGACCTTATCAGTCCTTCTCCTTTGAATCCGAGAAAGACTTTTGATGAAGCAGCTCTTGAAGAGCTTGCAAGCAACATTGAAAAGCAAGGTTTATTGCAACCTATCACTGTCAGAGTTGCTAAATCCGAGGAGATGACTAACCTAGAAACCGGAGATGTTACCCCACTACCTTACACATACGAAATTGTTTGCGGTGAGCGTCGTTTCCGGGCTGTGTCACTTTTGAAAGCAAAGGAAGATGAAGCGAATGTTGCAAAAATCAAAGCCCATCGAAAAAAGTCGGAAAAATTTCAGACAATATCCTGCATTGTCAGAGAAATGACAGATGATGAGGCTTTTGAAGCGATGATTACCGAGAATCTTCAAAGAAAAGATGTTGATCCCATCGAAGAAGCTTTTGCCTTTGCGCAGTTGGCTGAAAAAGGACGAACTTTGGAAGATATCGCTCTTAAAATAGGAAAGTCTACCCGGTTTGTTTTTGACCGTATTAAATTGAATTCTCTTATTCCTGAACTAAAAGAGCGGGTAAGAAATGGAGATATACCATTGTCCGGTGCTATGATTCTTTCTAAATTGGATGAAGATACTCAAAAAGAGTTTCATGAGGAGGAAGAACAATGTACTACTGCTATGATTCGAGAATTTGTGAGTAATTCTTTCATGGAGCTTGGTAACGCACCTTGGATTAAAGATGATTCCGATAATTGGGAAAATACCGATATTAAATCATGTTCTCAATGTGAGAATAATACGTGTAATCATGGTTGTTTGTTCTATGAAATGAATAGTAAGGATGCTAGATGTATCAATGCTGCTTGCTATGAGAAAAAACAGATTGCTTATGTGACGCGGAAAATTCAACTAGAATATGAACATCTTGTTAAAGTTGGCGAACCTCTTTCATTTGGAAAAACAGTAATTATCGCTAGACGTCCCGATACATATTGGGGAGAAGATAGAAAGGTTTTCTATGAAAAAACTTTGGAAGCTGTTAAACAACTTGGATTTGAAATAGTTGATCCTGATGAAATCTTTAGATGTAAGTGCTGGTATTCAGAAGATGATGAACGCACTTTGAAAATGCTTGAAGATGGAGAAGTTTATCGTTGTCTTTCATTTTTTGGACATTATTCTCCCGAATTTAACGTTAGTTTCTATTATGTTAGAAAAGAAACGGCTTCCTCTACTTCCGCCGTTGCCGATCTAAAAGAGATAGAAAGGGAAAAAATAAACGCCCAATTAAAAAGAGCGAAGGATATAGTCAAGGAGAAGTCTGCTGAAGAAATGCGTAAGTGGGCGCAAGAGAAAACATATTATCAGAGAACAAAAGAATTCTCTGAAAATGAACAACTTGTTTTTGATGTGCTGGTTCTTAGCGGTTGTAGCAGTACTTATCTTGAAAAACTGAATTTGAAGAAATGGAATGGTGAGAGTGATTTTGTAAATTATGTCAAAAACAACCAAGCTGACCGACACCAATGGTATAGAGCCTTTATTGCTGAATGCTTATCATCGAATAATGTGAATTTCTACTCCTATTTGCAAAAGTGTCAGAAAATCCTTTTTGCAGAACAATATCCGGATGATTTCAAAGCGCTCTCTAAGAAACTTGCGGATTCATATGATAAGAAAGAAAAGAAGCTCAAAGAAAGACTGAAAGAGCTAAATAACGATAACACAGAGGAAGCCTAGTGGTTTCCTCTCTTTATTGACGCACTTATGAAAACGTGGACTGGCGAACAACTTGCTATACTTGATAGTGAGTACCCGACTGCTGATTTAAAAGAACTTGCTAGGCGTCTTGATAAAACACTTAGTGCTGTTAAAACAAAGGCCTTGATTCGAAAACTTAGGCGCTCTCCGAGAATCTCGTTTTGGAATAGTGAGAGACTTGATAAATTGAAAAAGTTGTATCCCAATCATACTAATGAGGAAATAGCACAGATATTAGGTACCACTTATTCTGCTGTAAATGGAGTTGCATTTAAATTACGGCTCTTTAAATCTAAAGAATTTAAATTTCAATGCGCTTCTAAAAGCTTCTTTCCCAAAGGCCACCAACCGATGAACAAGGGACGTAAGCAAACGGAATATATGTCAGAGGAACAATTAGCAAAAACGAAAGCTACTCGATTTAAGAAAGGACATATCCCCAAAAATCATAAACCAGTCGGTTATGAACGCATAACTCGTGACGGTTACATTGAAGTGAAAACTGCCGAACCGAATGTCTTTGAACTTAAACATCGGCTTGTATGGATTGAGCATAATGGAGAAATCCCCCCTGGTTATAATATTCAGTTTAAAGATGGCAACAGGCAAAACGTTTCCATTGAGAACCTTTACATGATTAGTCGTTCTGAACAATTAAAAAAAGAGAATTCTTTGTATGCCCGATATCCGGAAGATGTTCAGTACCTAATCAAGCTAAAAGGAGCTTTGAATAGACAAATTAATAAAGCAACAAAAAAGAATGAATCATGACTGATGGAGCAATAGATAGATTGAAAGAAATGGTTAATAAACCATTCCTTTATCAGAATGAAGAAGTTGTAATTCTCAATTACTGTGACGGTACCGGTGATGATGGTACCGAAGTTGAGATATACTTGAATAATGGCAAAGTATTGGTATTTAGTATGTTTGATTTGGCTTCCAAATTGAATCGTTTTCGGCCAATAACAAACACAGTTGTCGTGTTGGCTAATGAACGGTTGAATAAGGTGTCTACAGTGAACCCTACCATTTTACAAGATTTGAGGAATTTGGTTCTTCAACAAATTAAGGATGTGAAAGAAGATCCTAGTAAAGTGAGCCAAGCAAAACAAGTTTTCCAAGGGGTTAATACCGTAATCAATCTTGCTAAGACAGAATTAGAGTACAGGAAATATTTAGATACAACAGACCCCTCAAAATAAATAATAGTATGCTGATAGATAAAGAATATGTTCATTGGTTTCGCATCAGAGACCAACCTAATAGAATCGTGTGAGATTATTCATAGTCTAACAATTTAACCCGATCGATATGATAACATTGAATAGGTTTGCCCAGAGATGCTTGAATATCATGAGGAAGCGCTTTAAGATGAATGAGCATAGCTCAAGAAAAGCGTTTAGCATAAGAATTGAAGCCGTTTGGAGAAAATTCGATATTGCTTCTAAATATAGGAGTGATAATCTTCCTAAATATTCGGAAGATGAAGAATTGGCAGCCGAGATGATAATTTACCTTGTTGCCTATTTAAAAAGATTTGGTTGTGAGGACATTGAACAGCTTATCAAAGATAAGATAGAGTTCGATGATAGAAAAAATGATTAGGTGTTGTTACTGACTGTTTGTGTTGTTGATTTTGTGTTGTTGATTTTAATATAGTTAGTTATGACAGAGATTATTCAAGTCTGCCTACTTGATTTTAATAAGGGGCAGCTCACGGGATTGCCGAAAAATCCACGTTTTTTTCGTGATTACCGCTTTGAAGCGATGAAGAAAAGCATTCAGGATTCGCCAGAGATGCTTGAGCTTCGAGAACTTATAGTTTTCCCTACAATGATGGCAGATATATTGTTGTTTGTGGTAATTTACGTTTGCGAGCTTGCAAGGAGTTAGGTTATAAAGAACTGCCTTGTAAAATTCTGGCACCTGATACCCCCGTTAAGAAGTTGAGGGAATATGCCACTAAAGATAATGTCAATTTTGGTGAGAATGATTTGGACGTTATGGAAAACGAGTGGAATAAGGCGGAACTCCAAGATTGGGGCATCGAATTTGCCCCGGAGAAGAAAGAGGATGAATTTAAAGAGCGCTTCGATGCCATCACGGATGATACAGCCATTTATCCTCTCATTCCAAAGTATGACGAAAAACATGAGTTGTTTATCATCACCTCAAGTAATGAGGTAGATAGCAACTGGCTTCGTGAAAGGCTGGACATGCAGCACATGAAGTCGTACAAAACCGGGAAAATAAGTAAATCCAATGTAATTGATATAAAAGACGTTCGCCATGCCCTGCAAGATAGTAATACCAAGTCATAAACGCCATGACCGGGTGTTCGCTAAAAAGTTGGTGAACGATCCTATCATTTGCGTTGCTGAAAGTCAAGCTGACTTATATCAACAATTTAACCCGGAATGTGAAATTGTTACTCATCCTGACGACGTTATGGGCCTCATCCCGAAACGTAACTGGATGGCAAAGCATTTTGGAGAACTTTTCATGCTTGATGATGATGTCCATGCCTGCAAACCTATTTATGTGGAAAAAGGAGAACCTAGCCGGATAAAGGATAAAGATAAGATAACCAATATCATTCAGTCATTATTTGAGATGGCCAGTATGATGGATGTACATCTGTTTGGCTTCACCGCTCGGATATCGCCGGTAATGTATGATGAATCCGCTTTTCTTTCTCTTTCGAAAATGATAACCGGTTGCAGTTATGGAGTAATCTATAACAAAAACACTTGGTGGAATGAGGAAATACGTTTGAAGGAAGATTTTTGGATTTCTTGTTACATGAAGTACAAAGAACGTAAGGTTTTAACCGATTTGCGGTATAATTTTGAGCAAAAGAACACTTTTGTAAACGCTGGTGGGCTTGCTTCTATAAGGAATCAGGAAGAGGAACGTAAATCTATCCTCTTTATCAAAAAGAATTTTGGTGATAGTATTTTGCTAAAGAGTGCAACCACTAATGGGAAAGACAAAACAAAGCAGCTCGTTCAATATAATATATCATGCAAATTCAAATTCTAATAGTCTGTAAAAAAGGCGTTTAAATGGCGTCCATTCTGTTTGTCATATTCGCCTTTTTTAGCTAATTTTACTGATGTAATAAACTAAAAGTCAAACCATTAAATTAGAATTATGATTATAAGAACAGTTTGCGGATATGATTTCTTTGAGGTGAGTTCTGCAATGCAGAAAGCCATTAGGCGAGCCGACACCGGGGTAGCCGGCTTTTTTGCATTGGAACTTTGGACGAGTGGGTACCGCGACTATGTGTGGAAGCGTCTGTTTACCATTAGTGCTGAAGATTGCTATGGAATCATTACTAAAGAGATAGAAGCATTGTGGCAGGGGCATGAGCTGGTAAACAAGACTGCTACTGAACCCAAAGGGAGGATATTTGTCAGTAAAGCTGTTATTCTCCTTTGTGAATGTAGAAAGAATCGTGATGCGGATCATTTGCAAAACTTCATCTATGATAGAAAGGATATTGATATAGAAAAGTGGATAAATGATGTCAGGCGTTACCCTATTCCTATTCCAGATTACACTTTCGATGTACATACACGAAAGGGTAAAAAACATGGGAGAACCAAAGAAGAATTCTTTCAGGAAGAATACAAGGCGTTACAACCTCGTGTTCCTGGTTTATTCGATGATTTGGTTCAACCCAGTCAACCAAAGTTATTTAATGATGAAACCACGGCTAAGTAGCTGTGGTTTCATCATTTTTCATATAAGTCAAACCAATTTAATTAAAAAATGAACACGTATTACAAATTTGCGCCAAATGTATTTTTGGCAAAGTGTGATGAGAAGCACGAAAAAGGTGAAACTATTGAAGTTACCACCAAGTATGGAAAAGAAAATGAATGTATTGTTTTCAACCTCATTTACGAACGTGATGGATTCTATTACTACTCAATCGTACGGGCTGATGGCTTTAATGTGCAAGAGTGGGCCAAACAAAGAGCTGAACGTCGTCATGAATGGGCTACATCTGCTGTACAGAAAAGCTGTGAATATTACAACAAGTCCAATAAAGATAAGGATTTTCTTTCTCTAGGTGAGCCTATCAAAGTGGGACATCATAGCGAGAAGCGACACAGAAAAGCGATAGATGATGCGTGGAACAATATGGGGAAAAGCGTTGAGTTTAGCGATAAGGCTGCCGAACATGAAAGAGTTGCGAAGTATTGGGAAAAAAGGGCTAATACGATAAACTTGTCCATGCCGGAAAGTATAGATTTCTACGAACATAAGTTGGAACAAGCAAAAGAATATCACGAAGGATTGAAGTCCGGTAAGTACCGACGCGAGCATACATACGCTATGGCTTATGCCAATAAAGCAGTAAAAGAGGCTAAAAAAAATTATGACCTTGCAGTAAAGCTGTGGGGCGATGTTTAATAATTTGTAGTATCTCAAATAATTTACTATGAGAGAATTATCAAAAGAAACCTCATTACAAAGGGTAATGAGGGCTTCAGGTCGTGTACCTGTACAATGCTCATGCAGTGTTTGTAAACAACAATGTCATACGCCATGTTTAGGTACTCCTGATGATATTGAACGAATTATTGATGCAGGTTATGCCGACAGGTTAGCGCTGACGAACTGGGCTGCTGGTATATTCTTAGGGGTTATTAATATTGCTATTCCGATGATTCAGCCCGTTGCTGGTAAGGAGTATTGTGCTTTTTTCGAGAATGGACTGTGTATCTTACATGATAAGGGTTTGAAGCCCACTGAAGGACGTTTGTCTCATCACACAGTCAGGAAGGATAACTTCAATCCTGCTATGAGTATTGCTTGGAACGTTGCAAAAGAATGGCTGATGCCGGAGAATGAGGATGTACTTTCTCGTGTAGTAAATAAATTCTTGAATGCGAGGAAGCCATGAATGTGTGTCAATCAATACCTCGTAGAGATTGTAAGGTGTTTGCTAAATGTGGAGCAAAATCCTTATCACATTGCCGGCGGCACCGCGAAACTGATGAGAAGTGTAAAAGTTGTACTCTAATTCGTCGTAAGCCGCGTAATCGGATTATAGATGATTCAGGACGTGAAATGAAAAGATGTACCCATTGCGGAAATTACTTCTACTTGAACCGGTTCTACAATCGTATAGTGGTGAGAAAAGGTAAGGAATATCATTTGTTGACTTCCTGGTGCCGTATGTGTATGTCACAGATTAATAATCAGAGGGCAAAGAAGAAAAAGTGACTTGTCTATTAAATTTTTTGTATGAAATATTATGCTTCAGTCAGCTTTGGAAAGGATTCCTTGGCAATGCTTTTCATGCTAATAGATAAAGGATATCAGTTGGATGAAGTCGTTTTCTATGATACAGGTATGGAATTTCAGGCAATCTATAACACTCGTGATGCTGTTCTTCCAATTCTTAAAAAACTTGGCATTAAATATACAGAACTGCATCCGGAGCAACCTTTTCTTTGGACAATGTTTGAAAGGCCGGTTAAGAAAAGAGGGACCAATATTATCCATAAAAAAGGATATAGTTGGTGTGGGGGAACATGTCGGTGGGGAACGAGTGAAAAACTTCGTGCGTTGAAAGCTCACACAAAAGATGGAATTGATTATGTCGGTATTGCTGCTGATGAGATGCATCGCTTTGAAAAAGAAAATCGGGCTAATCGGGTTTTACCACTTCGTGACTGGGGCATTACTGAAGCAGATGCACTCCAGTATTGTTACACAAAAGGCTTTGTTTGGCATGAGGATGGAGTAAGGCTATATGAACTACTTGATCGTGTGAGTTGCTGGTGTTGTGGAAATAAGAACTTGAAGGAGTTGAAGAATATGTATTTGTACCTTCCATGGTATTGGAAAAAGCTGAAAGAACTTCAGTTAAATACCGATAGGCCCTATCGGCGTAATAGTGGAGAAACCATTTTTGATTTAGAGGAAAGATTTAAACGTGAAATGCAACAAAAATAGTTATTATGATTCCCTTATGTATAAATGGAAAAGATTATTATGATCGAGAAGAAGCACTTGCTGCCTGGTTCGAGGAATGGTTAATGAAACAAGACTTTGAGCAAGATCTTATTGATCGAGAGCTGGAGCTTGAATATCGAAAGACTCATCCTGATTGGAACACTCCTTATGTGATGTATGGTGTTCGTAAAAAACATAAGTGTATCCAAAAGAATGAAATTGCCGTGTTTTATGACTTGTTACCGAGACAAAAGCGTGCTCGTACTGCTGAAACACATTGGTATAAAGTATTGTACAAGAGAAAGGCCACTCCTGAAGAAGTTGAGTCACTCAAGGCTGGGGAATATACCCGTAGATATTTGGTGTATTCCCTGTTTATTGAGAAGAAAATGACTCTTGACAAGGCTTTATCTCTTATAGTTGCCGATGATAAATTATTAGGAATTGCTGATAATACCATCTCTGAAATTGTAACAGCCTTTGAGACTTTCTTTAACCGTAAATTTAGAATTTATAAACCCGAGTTTACAACTCAACTTAATTTATTTACAGATTAATATGAAAACAACAATTATTTCATGTGTGATTTTGTTTGTGTTCTTGCTATATGTAGGACACTTTTCTATAACAATCAAGCCGTTCACAGTCCAACTTCCATACTGGCATCGTTCGCTCGGACTGTTTTTGTTGATCCTCTCTTTTATAGTATATAATGTCGGTGAACGTGCAAAAGGGTACATTGATGGAATGAAAGAAGGGGAAAGAATTGTACTTGAATTGTTGAAGAAAAAGACCGAATGAAAATGGCGTTAAAATGGCGAAGTTTCTGTTTGCTAAACTTGTCAATAACGATTACCTTTATAGACGTAAAGCATTAAAAGTCAATCAACATGAAGAGGAATGAAAAAATAGAAAAATTAGAAAGACTAGGTATTTTCAATCAATGGAAATATAATACAGAAAGAGCAAATGAGACATTTAATATTGAATGTCCTGACTTCTCAATGACAAATGAAGAGCGGATGAACAATTTGTTAGATGTTGATTGTAGCTTTCATCAGTTTCTAACTATTTCATTCCCTTTTTATAATACTCCTGAAGGTGCTACTTTTTGGGAGAATATTGCAAAAAAATAATCGAACTTAATTGAATTGAAATTATGAGTAAAAAAGATTTAATAGAGCAGAACATCACAAGAGTTCAAGAATATGTGAGGGAACTTATTGAAGATGCAAAGTGTAATAATGGTGTTTCGGAAACTCTTGAATCTACTTCAATAATTGTAGGTAATAGTGATGATATCTATGATTTTGCAATTTTATTTGCTTCTAATAGTGAATGTGTTTATTGTGAATTCATAAATGGTAAAATAGAGTACATTGATTGTGAACTAGATTGTGAAATATGCCAATTTGAAGGAAGACTAATTTTTCAATATATAAACGGAAGTTTTCATAATCCTACTAGTCAAATTATCGAACTGTCAAAATTGCTGATGAAAGGCGAATTAAAAGACACAAAAAGTATCTTTTGTTCTATGGTACTTCGATTAATGGATACTGAAGAATACAGTAACAATTATTGCAAATCTTTGGATTTAGTTCTGAGGCTGTTTCCTGAAATAGATGGAGAATTATTAGAAAAGGAATTGGATAGATATATTTAAGCATTACAAGGATGAGTAAAATGAATTTAAATGAATTAAGAGACAAAGCATATAAAACAGCTTGTGAACATGGGTTTCACGATCAAGGGCTAAGTAACAATCATTTTCTTTGCCTTGTGATTTCTGAACTGATGGAAGCTGTGGAAGCAGATAGAAAAGGAAGGCGTGCTAATGTTGATCGGTATAATAAGAAGATTGCTAACAGCCGCATTTGTCAAGGATTGGATTCTGACATTCCCAAAGAGCGCGGTTACGAAGTTGCATATAACGAAACCATTAAAGGTTCAATCGAAGAAGAATTAGCTGATGCTGTTATCCGCTTGCTTGATCTTGCAGGACTTCGAGGAATAAACCTTGAACTTGCCAACGGAGATATTGATGACTGTATTGAAGATATGGCAGAAGCCTGTAAAGACGAAACTTTCACCGAATCAATCTATTCCATCTCTACACTTCCCGTTAGATATGACGGAATATTTGATTTTTCTACAGCCGTGAATGATATGATACTATCTATTTTCGGGCTTGCCAAGCACTTAGATGTAGACCTGTTTTGGCACATCGAGCAGAAAATGAAGTATAACGAACTCCGTGAAAAGATGCACGGGAAGAAGTATTAACTCTCATAACAAAAAAATGGATGATAAACGAAAACAAATATTGGTAGATTACATATCCTACCTGTATACGACGGGTAGGAGCTATGATAGCATCGGGAAATGCATCAAATATGTGACTGATTTTCTTGAAAATTCCGAAGAAATCAATCGTCGTGGTTATTATAAATATAAACATAAAAATGCTGATGCTATGGTGCGCCATTCGTTTATGTGTGAGGCTGTTTGTGATTTATTGTCTTATCTTAAAATCGGATATGGCCGACGGGAAAAGGCTGTAAAACCTTTGGAGAAACTTGAGGTTATTTCAGAGAAGAATAAGAAACTGCTTAATGATTTTATAATATGGTTGACTGATAACAATGATTATTCCTCTCACACAATTGATGTCTATTATACCTCGTTGAGAAAATATTTTGAATACGCCAATGAACTAAATATGGATAATTGCAGACGATTTATAAAAAGCCTTGAAGAGGAAAAACTTTCTCCAGCTACCATTCGATTACGTATTACAGCCATTGAGAAGTTCTCCAAATGGGTGAAGAAACCTATTGAACTGAAACGACCTAGAATGAAACGCAAGTTGGATGTAAACAATGTACCGACAGAAGAGGAATATAATAGGTTACTGGAGTATCTGAAAACAAAACTCAACAAGGATTACTATTTCTTCATTAAGGTATTGGGTACTACAGGAGCTCGGCTCTCGGAGTTTCAGCAATTCACGTGGGAGGATATAGCGACCGGCGAAGTTGTTTTGAAAGGGAAAGGGAACAAGTATCGGCGTTTCTTTTTCCAAAAGCAATTGCAGAGGGAAGTGAAGGACTATATAAAGGAGACAGGCAAGTCCGGTACTCTTGCTGTTGGGAGATTCGGGCCGTTGACTCAAAGAGGACTTTCACAGCATCTGAAAGTATGGGGTAAACATTGTGGTATCGATTCGAAAAAAATGCACGCTCACGCCTTCCGGCACTTCTTTGCTAAAATGTTCCTGAAGAAAACCAAAGATGTAATTCAATTAGCAGACCTTCTTGGTCATGGTAGTGTAGATACAACAAGAATTTATTTACAAAAAAGTTATGATGAACAACAAAGAGACTTTAATAAAAACGTTACGTGGTAGTGTAGCCCAGCTCAATGAATTGTCGGATATGACTGAAGGCATAGATGTTTATGACGCTGCCGGATATGTTGATACTGAATTTCTTATGGAAGCGCTTTCCTGTGTTAATACTTTTATGGATGCGAGTAATATGGTTATTACGAAAATATCCTCACTGTTGGCGCCGGACGCTCCGGTTGATGAAAGGAAGAGCCAGGCTGATGAAGGTAAGAAATGGAATGTGGAAGAGATACTGAAGCATTGTACTCTTGAGGATAGTGTTCTTAAACTTCCGAAAGTACAATTCAATAAGAAATCCTATGCTGAAGCAAAGAAATGGATAGAAGAAGCTGGCGGCTCATGGCAGGGAGGTAAGATACAGGGATTCACATTTCCTTTTAATCCGGAACGTGTGTTCTCCATCTTGAAAGAAGGTAAGCGATGCGATTTGCAAAAAGATTTTCAGTTCTTTGAAACACCTGCTGATATTGCAGACTGGCTGATAATGCTTGCCGGTGGAATTCACGAAACAGATACCGTACTTGAACCAAGTGCCGGACGCGGTGCTCTGATAAAAGCGATTCATCGGTCGTGCCCGTCAGTAACAGTTGAATGCTATGAACTGATGCCGGAAAACAGGGAGTTTCTTCATACACTTGATAACGTAATATTGCTTGATGAAGATTTTACGAAAGACAGTGTAGGACATTACACTAAAATTATTGCTAATCCTCCGTTTTCCGGTAATCAGGATATTGACCATGTAAGACTTATGTATGAACGCTTGGAAGAAGGTGGAATTCTTGCAGCTATTACCAGCCAGCATTGGAAATTCGCATCTGAAAAGAAATGTGTTGAGTTCCGGGAATGGTTGGAAGAGGTTCATGGAGAAGTTTTTGAAATCGGAGCAGGTGAATTCAAGGAAAGTGGAACGACTGTTAGCACTATGGCAGTTGTAATAAAAAAGTGATTCAAATCTAAAAAGAAAGGAATAAATTATGCAATACATATTAACAGAACAAGAATATAGAGCTTTAACCCCTATTAGTGAGGTAGATAAACTCAAAGAAGAAGTACAGCTTCTGAATGATAAAGTTATGGAGCTTAGTGAACATCCATGTGGAAGTGACGCAGATTATAGAAGTATAACCTTTTATTGCGATGATTGCCCGATTGGTGCATTGGGCACTGGAACCTGCACAAAGAGCCAACAGTATTCTAAATAACCTTCAAAACAGAATAGATATGAAGATAATAGCAAAACAAGGTTCAGCGCTTGAGAAGCTACTGAAACAAATGAATGAACGGCTTTTGCGTGAACAAGACGAAGCTAAAGATATGATTCAGGAATATTGTGGTTCAAGACCAGATAGCATCGGTTATGTTTGGGCGTTTGGCTTCACTGCCGAGTGGTTTTATACACTTATAGGTTTTGAAAACAAGGAGTTTGTTCCTGAAAAATTGGTTCTGAATAATGAAGATAAGAAGCATCCGTGTTGGAAAATCAATAAACGAAAGAAGGAGGGGCGAGAATTTATAGACAAATGGTGTAAAAAATTCCGAGGTATAGATGGTAAGCCTCTTAATAGGTTTGGAATTCCAGTGATGCACGAAGAAACAGGACGCTACTTCCATTGGCTCCCGCTTGAAAAAGATGGTATCTATTACGTTTCAGTAGGTTCTTCCATTCTTGAATGTATGCCATCGGCAAAAAGTGAGCAGTTTGAGATAGAGGTTTAACATATAACAATGAAGTAATGAACATCGGAATATTAGCAGTTGACAGTAATTATCCTAATCTCGCGCTTATGAAGATAAGCAGCTATCATAAAGCACGTGGCGACAATGTAGAATGGTATAATCCCCTTTGTTCTTATGATAAGGTTTACATTGCAAAAGTATTTAGCTTTACGCCGGATTACGGCTATTACATCAATGCCGATCAAGTTGAGAAAGGCGGTACTGGGTATGACATAAAAAAGGTTCTTTTGCCAGAGATTGATAGAATGATTCCTGATTACGATCTGTATAATGTTGATAAGAATTTGGCTTATGGCTTTTTGACAAGGGGCTGTCCTAATCGTTGTAAATGGTGTGTTGTACCTGCCAAAGAAGGAAACATCACTACTTACATGGATATTGCGGATGTATCTGCTGGGCGAAAAAATGTGATTCTCATGGATAACAATATACTTGCATCCAACTACGGTTTGCAGCAGATTGAAAAGATTGTCTCCATGGGCGTACGAGTTGATTTCAATCAGGGGTTAGACGCTCGGTTAGTAACAGAGGATGTTGCAAAATTGTTGGCAAAAGTCAAATGGATAAAACGTATTCGGTTTGGGTGCGATACACCGGGGCAAATTGCAGAGTGTGAGCGTGCTACAGCGTTGATTGATAAATATGGCTATAAGGGTGAATACTTCTTCTACTGTATTTTATTGAATGACTTCAAGGAAGCATTTACCCGAGTAAATCATTGGAGAGTGAAAGGCGGTCGGTTCTTACCGCATTGCCAGCCTTATAGGGATTTGAATAATCCACGTCAAATTATTCCTCAATGGCAAAAGGATTTAGCCGGATGGGCTGATAAGAAGTGGGTGTTTAGAAGCTGTGAATTTAAAGACTTTACTCCTAGAAAGGGTTTTAAGTGTAGGGAGTATTTTCAAAAATAAGATTTAATCTTTAGGATTTTATGTTGAACCTAGGTGTGTCTTTAAACAAGATGCACCTTTAGTTTTTGTGATGATGAGAAAAATGATTGTAACCGGCAGTGAGGGATTTATTGGTAAAGCCCTTTGCCGAGAATTAGCTAAAAGGGATGTCGAAGTCATAGGACTTGATCGAAAGTCTGGTATTGAAGCCACAAAAGTATGTGAGCTCCTGAAAAATGGGGGTATTGATTGTGTGTTTCATTTAGCGGCGCAAACTAGTGTGTTTAATGGAAACCTGGAACAAATCAGGAAGGATAACATTGATACTTTCATGCGAGTAGCTGATGCATGTAACCAGTATCATGTGAAGTTAGTATACGCCAGTTCGTCAACGGCGAATCCGGAGAATACCACTTCCATGTATGGAATAAGCAAGTATTTCGATGAACAGTATGCATCTATCTATTGTAAGGCTGCGACCGGGTGCCGGCTGCATAATGTATATGGACCTAATCCGCGAAAAAGAACTCTTCTCTGGTTCCTGATAGAAAAGGAAAACGTGTCTTTATACAATTGTGGTCAGAATATCCGGTGCTTCACTTACATAGATGATGTCGTCGAAGGGCTTATTTATGCGGTGGGCTGTAACCGGCAGCTTATCAATATTTGTAACGTCCAACCTGTGACTACTATGTATTTTGCCTCTTTAGTAAAATACTACAAACCGCTTGAAATTGAGCTAATTAATGAAAAACGGGATTTTGACAATTTAGAGCAGTCGGTGAACCGGGATATCTATTTAGTACCTTTGTCTTATACATCTGTCGAGGATGGAGTAAAGAAGATTTTTGATGAAAAGAAAGGGAAAGATATGTCGTATTGATGACTGGGATAAGCCGGAAGCGGTGAAATGTAAGAGCTGGTCTCATCAGGAACGGTTATGTGATCTGAAAGAAAAGGTATCACTTCATAAAAAGGGTGATATCTATTACATCTCCCAGTTCACTCGTTCCGAGACTGGTACCAGCTTTTCAGAAATTAAACAGTCGGAGGAACTTGCATCATTCTTTGCAGAGAGAGCGTGTGAGTTTCTCCACCGCTTCATTGTAGGGGGATGTGAAGGATGGTGTATAGTCACCACACCGCGACGGAGACACTACGAGGGCTTTCATTTTGCAACCTCTATCTGCACGAAAATAGCTGGGGCGGTGAAAATACCATTCTATGAGAATGCAATCCAGTGCCTAACTAAAGATAGATTGAATCCAGAATTCTTTCTTCTTCGTCCGATAAAGGAAAAGAAAATAATAGTGTATGATGACATATTAACAACTGGCAGCACACTGCTTGCCACCTATGAGCTTTTAAAGGATAGAGAGCAGCTTCTTTTTCTCGTAGGAATAAATAACAATTGATATGGGAAAGCAAGAGAAACCATTAACATTCAAGCAAGAGAAATTCTGTAAATACTACGTTGATACAGAAGGTAATGCTAGTGAAGCATATAGGATGTCTTATGATGCGTCAAAGATGAAACCTGAAACGATTTGGAGTGCTGCTAGCAGATTGTTAGCCAATAGCAAGGTTAGTGCAAGGATAAGTGAGATTAAGCAACAGAGGGCGAAAGAGACTGAAGTAGAGAGGAAAACGGTCGAAAAGGTATTAATGGATATTGTACTCGCTGATCCCGATGATTTACATTATGTAGACCCTGTTACCGGGAAAACAAAGATGAGAAGTCCGTCCCAACTTCCAAAGCGTGCCCGTAATGCGTTGAAGAAGATTCAGAATAATAGAGGAGTGGTTAATTATGAGTTCAACGGCAAGACAGAAGCCGCCCGGATTCTTGGTGCCTGGAATGGATGGGAAGCAGATAAGAATGTTAACATCAAAGGTGGTGAGGGAAATAAAATCGGTGAACTTCGTATCGGCTTTGATGAAAATGGAGATTCGGAAGAATAGAACAATTTGAACTGCAAAATCCGGTATTCACCCTACGGAGAAACCTTACTTTTAGAACAATATGGTTATAAATTATAAGAAGCTAAATCCTAACGGATTCTATCTATTGAAGTACTTGAATGATGAGACTATCCGTTTTATCATTCTCTATGGAGGTTCATCTTCCGGTAAGTCGTATAGTGTGGCACAAACCATACTGATACAGACATTACAGGACGGTGAGAACACTCTTGTTATGCGTAAGGTAGGAGCTTCTATTCTCAAAACCATTTATGAAGATTATAAAGTCGCTGCGGCCGGTCTTGGCATATCCCATTTGTTCAAGTTCCAACAGAATACTATTAAATGTCTGGTAAATGGTGCGAAGATAGATTTCTCCGGTCTTGACGATCCGGAGAAGATAAAAGGTATCTCTAACTATAAGCGAGTTCAGTTAGAAGAATGGTCAGAGTTCGAGCATCCGGATTTCAAGCAGCTACGTAAGCGTTTGCGTGGTAAGAAAGGGCAGCAGATTATTTGTACCTTTAACCCGATCAGTGAAAGCCATTGGATAAAGAAAGAGTTTATTGATAAAGATAAATGGCATGATGTACCGATGACTGTTACCATTGCCGGCAAAGAGTTGCCGGAAGAACTTACCAAGGTCAAATCCGTAAGAAAGAACGCACCCAGGCAAATACTTAATCTTCGTACTAAGCAAATCGAGGAACAGGCCCCTAATACAGTTATTATCCAATCTACCTATTTGAATAATTTTTGGGTTGTTGGTAGTCCTGACGGTACGTATGGTTTCTATGATGAGCAATGTGTTGCCGATTTTGAGTATGATAGAGTTCACGACCCGGACTATTACAATGTGTACGCATTGGGAGAATGGGGTGTCATTCGTACCGGTAGTGAGTTCTTCGGTTCCTTCAATCGTGGCAAACATTCCGGTGAATATAAGTATGTTCCGGACTTACCTATTCATATCTCTGTCGATAACAACGTGCTTCCGTATATCAGTGTATCATATTGGCAGGTCGATTTCACAACTGGTACCAAGGTTTGGCAATTCCATGAAACGTGCGCTGAAAGCCCAAACAATACAGTAAAGAAAGCCTCCAAACTTGTTGCAAAGTATCTGAAATCTATCCAATATTCTGATAGGTTATATGTACATGGTGATGCATCAACGAAAGCGGCAAACAGCATTGACGATGAGAAGCGTTCCTGGATGGACTTATTCATAGATACATTGCAGAAAGAAGGATTCGAGATTGAAGATAAGGTAGGCAATAAGAATCCGAGTGTTGCCATGACCGGTGAGTTTATCAATGCTATCTTTGATTGTACTGTTCCCGGTATAGAGATACACATTGACGAATCATGTTCGGTATCTATTGAGGACTACATGAGCGTACAGAAAGATGCTAACGGTGCCATTCTTAAAACTAAGGTCAAGAATAAAACTACCTTGCAGACTTATGAGGAGCACGGGCACCTGTCTGATACGTTCCGATATGTCGTTGTGGATTTGTGTAGTGAGCAGTATATAGAGTTTAGTAACCGGCGAAAAAGAAACTTGTATGCTTGTAATGACACTATTAATTTCTTCAATCCAGATACCGAATGTAAATACACAAAGAAGATTCTATATGTGATGCCAAATGTTAATGGGAAATTTGTCCTTATACAAGCGTTTAGATGTGGAAATAAATGGCATGTTGTTGATGTCGTATTTATGGATACTACTTCAACAGAAGATATACGTTCTTCTATTTTGTCCCATGAATCTGATTCATGTGTAATTGAATGTACAGATGCTTATTTCCCTTTTATCCGGGAACTCCGTTCTAGTACAAACAAGGAGATTCGTGTAATGAAAGAGTTTCCGGATGTAGATAAGCGTATTGCTGCAACATCTGATTATGTGAAAAATAGTATTCTTTTTTCTGCATCAAAAGTAGAATCTGATACGGAATATGTTGCCTTCATGAATAACCTGATGGACTATAATAAAGATAGTGAAACAAAAGAGGCCAGTGCAGTTTTGAGCGGGTTGGTGCAGTTCGTTGTAAAATTAGGTTTGAATTGATTTGTGTTTTATGTATCTGAAAATAAATATGTTATGCTATAATTGATATGCTCTCATAATTTCAAGATTTTAGTGTTTTGGAAAACGGTTTTCCTTTTTACTTAGTTTTGCTCAAAAAGGAACCCAATGAATATTTTTTTTGATAATCTATTTGGAAAGAAATCTAAGACTAAAGGTGAAGTTGAAATAGTTACTTCATCTGAAAATAAGGATATAGATACTCAAAGTGGCAAGACTGAAAAATGGTCAGTTGCATACATTGAGGACCTTACTAGTCCTATTGTAGCGGGCAGTAACTATCTAACGCTATTCAGTACGATACCTGAAGTCTTTTTTCCGATCGATTATATTGCATCGCGAATTGCAGGTGCTAATTTTCAATTGAAGAAAACTAAGGATGATAGTGTAGTATGGGCGAATAAACGAATGAATGGCATACTTAGCCGTCCTAATTGTTTGATGCGTTGGAAAGAATTGATTTATCAGCACCATATTTATAAATTGTGTACAGGGAATAGCTTTATTCGTGCCGCTATGCCTGATGTCTTTTCTACAGCTGAAAAATGGAGATATTGCGATAATTATTGGGTGCTACCTTCTGATAAGACTATTGTAGAACCTGTTTACGGGAATATGCCATTGTTTGGCATTGCCCAAACAGAAGATATTATTCGTAGCTATCGTTTGGAGTATGGTTGGAATGGTAGTTTGGAAATTCCCCCATACCAAATATGGCATGATAGAGACGGAAGTGCAGAGTTCTATTCAGGGGCTATGTTCTTGAAGTCCAAAAGTCGTCTTGCTTCCCAAAATAAGCCAATATCAAATCTAATAGCTGTATATGAAGCTAGAAATGTGATTTATGTAAAGCGGGGTGGATTGGGCTTTATTGTAAGTAAGAAAACTGATGCTACCGGTTCAATAGCGTTGACTGACGATGAAAAGGAACAGCTTTTGAAGCAAAATTTTGAGAAGTATGGTGTAAGGAAGGGCCAGGTGCCTTATGGTATTTCAGATGCAGACATTGATTTTGTTCGTACTAATCTTTCTATTGCAGAGTTACAGCCGTTTGAAGAGACTTTGGCTGATGCAATAAATATTGCAGGGGCATACGGCATCCCTGCCGTTCTTGTTCCGCGAAAAGACCAGTCCACATTTAGCAATCAGGCTACTGCTGAAAAGAGCGTATATTGTTCAACTGTTATTCCTATGGCCAAACAATTCTGCAAGGATTTTACAGCTTTCCTTGGTCTTGAAGGAGGGGGATATTATTTGGATTGTGATTTCTCTGATGTTGATTGTTTGCAGGAAGGATTGAAAGAATCCGAAGACGTAAAGACAAATATAAATAAACGTTGTCGTGAACAATTCTCATGTGGGCTTATAACACTCAATGACTGGCGTGCCCAAATAGGCGAAAGTATGATAGAAAATCCCTTGTTTGACAAATTGAAATTTGATATGTCAGATGAGGAACTGGATAAAGTAAATCGAGTTTTTAACACTAAAAGTGGAGATGAAAAAGATGGAAGAGAAAATCAAAAGCCTTCAGTACAAGACAAAGGCAAATGATGTTGATGAGAAGGGTATCGTTACCGTTGCGGTGAACGGTATCGGTGTGAAGGACTCACAAAATGACATATCTATGCCCGGCTCATTCAATAAGACATTGAAAGAAAATATTGGTCGGATGCGTTGGTTCCTGAATCATCGTACAGACCAGTTGTTAGGTGTTCCGTTGAGTGGTAAGGAAACAGAAGGTAATTTGGTTATGGTCGGTCAGTTAAATCTTGAAAAACAGATTGGCCGTGATACGTTAGCTGATTATAAGCTGTTTGCAGAGAATGGAAGAACCCTAGAACACTCTATCGGAGTAAAAGCCATCAAAAGGGATTCTATCGATCCTTGTAAGGTGCTTGAATGGCGTATGATGGAATATTCAACATTGACAAGTTGGGGGAGTAATCCACAGACGTTCCTTGTGAATATCAAGTCTGCTACTGCTGACCAGGTAAAGGAAGCTGTTGATTTCGTCCGGAAAGCGTTCTTGCAGCATGGATATAGTGATGAACGTTTAAAAGGATACGATATGGAATTAAATTTATTACTGAAGAGCCTCAACGGTGGTGCCGTTGTCTCATGTCCTCATTGTGGTTATCAATTTGATTATGATGCAGAAACAGAGCATACCTTTGCCCAACAGGTATTAGATTATGCTGCTGATTATCAGAGATGGATAACACAGGACATTGTAAGGGAAGAAATGGAGAAGCTCACTCCGGAGATTAGAACCCAAGTAATTTCTCTTATTGATTCTGTCAAATCAGAAAAGAAAGAATTTACTCAAAAGGGTCTACAAGACCTTATGAATTATGTAAGATGTCCCCACTGTTGGGGAAAAGTATATCGTTCGAATGCTATTCTGCAAAACACTTCTGAAAATACCACCGGAAAAAATGAGCCGTCTGTTGACACTCAAGAAAAGAATGACGGGGAAAATGGGAACGATGAAGTAACGATTAAAGCCGCTGATAATGGCACTTTACTCGATTTCAAGAGTTTGAATAGCTGTTTCGAGAATAAATAACTTAAAATTTAAATTTTATGCCTAAAAAATTTACAGTATCAGATTTTAATCTGAAAACAGACGGTCTGCCGGCAGAACAGAAAACTTTCATGGAAAACATTGTCGGCATGATGTGTGAAGTAGTTAACAAGTCACTTGAAGGATTTGCCTCACCGGAGGAGGTAACGAAACAGTTTGGTGACATCAATAATCTATTGAAAGCCTATGATGGAGAAAAGTTCCAGCAATTGGTAAAGGACAACGAGCAACTTGTAGAACAAGTTAAAACTCTAGGTGAAAGTATCGAGAAAATGAAGCAGAAAGGTCTTTCTATGGATACTATCAACAAGTTCGATGAGAAGTTGAACGAGATGCTTGATTCTGAAAAATTCAGAGATTTCGCAGAAGGAAAAACACGCAAATCAGGAGAATTTGACGGCTTCTCCTTGAAAGATGTCGTTTCCATGACTGACAATTACACCGGTGATTTGTTGATTACTCAACAACAGAAACGTGTTGTGACTCAGGTTGCCAACAAAAAGTTGCATATGCGTGATGTATTAACGACGTTGACTGCTGATCCTGCATACCCTCAACTTGCCTATGCACAAGTATATGCTTTCAACCGCAATGCCCGTTTTGTAACAGAGAATGGGCGTTTGCCTGAATCAAGCATCAAGGTAAAAGAGATACAGACAGGAACTAAGCGCCTTGGTACTCATATCCGTATCTCAAAACGTATGTTGAAATCAAGAGTGTACATTCGTTCCTACATCTTGAACATGCTTCCTGAAGCTGTTTGGATGGCAGAAGACTGGAACATCTTGTTTGGTGACGGTAATGGTGAGAATTTGCTTGGTATTATTAATAATACTGGGGTGACTTCTGTAGAGAAGATTATCAGTACAGCCATTGTTACAGGTGCCACCGGTGCTGTAAAAGCTATTACCGGATATAACGGTGATAAGGATGTGATTGTAGAGTTTGCAGAACCACAGGATTTGATTCTTGATGGAATGAGTATCACGTTCGCTGGTGCCGCTGTTCTTACAGAACTGAACAAAACACACGCTCTTGTGAAAATGGAAGATGGTCGTATCCTTATTCCTGGTGTCGCGTTCTCCGGTGCTGAAACGGCTACGGATAAAATGACATTCAGTGTTCATGAAGCCGGCTTTAAGAACATTGAGGAACCCAACTCTGAAGATGTAGTGAAAACAGCTTTCGCCGCAATGACATATGCCCAGTATTTTCCGAATGCTATTATTCTTAATCCAATGACTGTTAACGGTATGGAATCAGAAAAAGATACGACAGGACGTAATCTTGGTATCGTTAAAATGGTTGATGGGGTGAAATATATTGCCGGTCGTCCGATTATCGAGTATGGTGGTATTCTTCCAGGTAAGTATCTTTTAGGTGACTTTAACCAAGCCGCAAATTTGGTTGATTATACCACTTTGACACTTGAATGGGCTGAAGATGTGGAGACCAAGCTTTGCAATGAGGTTGTGCTGATGGCACAAGAAGAAGTTATCTTCCCGATTTATATGCCGTGGGCTTTCGCTTATGGGGATTTGGCCGCATTGAAGACTGCAATAACTAAAGCGTAGGATTATGGATTACATACTTAGAGGTAACGATAAGGATGTAACCAATGTGCTTAAAGAGCAACGCATTCGGATTAATAGAGGGATGATTCAACTCATCCCTATTTCCGAATGTGGTCTTGTTACAGAAGAAGATGCCCGAAAGACATTGGAATGTATGCTTGCAGAAAAAAATGAAGAGATTGGCAGGCTTACTGCATCCATTGCAGAGAAAGATAAGACAATTGTTGAACTGACAGAAGAGCGTGAAACAATGAAAGCTCGCATTGCAGAACTTGAAGTACAGGTGCCTTCTGATGAAAAGAATCTTCCGGTTGCCGATTCAAAAGATTTGCAAGAGGAAGATGCCAAGGAGGTAACTGTTACAGATGATAAAGCCGTTTCCGTAGAAGATGAAAAGAAAACCGGGAAAGGCAAGACTTCTAAATAACTATCGCTATGTTGATTGATGTTTCATATTTTATGTCAGGTCCCAGGCATATTGAGAATGTTTCGGTCGCTGAAATGCCTTCGCCCCAATCTCTTGCTGTGAATGAGGTGATAAATGGGTATATTAAGGCATTTCAGCCCGAATTTCTCCGGAATGTTGTTGGTGTGACTCTTTCCCAAGCTATCACAGATTATTTGGAGCTTATTGAACGGGAAAAGGAAGATTCTTCAGATGAAGTTGATATTTCAGAAGAGAAGGAAGCCCCCCAGTCCGGATATGCAGTATTATGCGAGAAGCTGTGTGAACCGTTCGCTGACTATGTCTTTTATCATATTCTTCGTGACGCAAACACCCAGGCTACAATAACCGGGCTTGTCCGTTTGAAATGTGCTAATGAATATATAGCTCCTTTGAAGAGACAAGTAAGCACATGGAATAGCATGGTAGAGAAGAATAAACAGTTTGTTGAATGGGCTATGTCGAATGATTGTCCTTTCGATGTGAAAATAACCAAGAATCTTTTGACCCCAATTAATGCTTTCAATTTATGATAGATTTAGATATAACAGAACTGTTTGAGGAGATTGTAAAGGAACTTCCAGAAGGGCTTGAAATTCTCTATCCAAATGGGAAAGGGGGAACTAAAGTTATGAAGTCCCCAAGGTTGAATTACATCTTCGGTAGCAGTCAATATATCAAAGATATTTTAGATGAATACAGTAAGTCTTCTGCCCAGTCTGAAAGGAAGTTTCCATTGGTTGCACTATTCACTCCAATTAGTGAGGATAGAGGTGATGCGGATTATTTTTCAAAAGCAAAGGTTTCGTTAATTATAGCATGTTCTTCTTGTAAAGAGTGGAGCAATGAGATGCGCAGAACCACATCTTTTAAAAATATCCTTCGGCCAATCTATAAACGTTTATTGGAAGTATTATATGAAGATTCTCGGTTCGACTGCGACTATGACGAAAAAGTGAAACATAGTTATTCAGAAAACTATTCATATGGCAGATACGGAGCCTATACAGATTCCGGTGAGGCTGTGAGCGAGCCGATTGATGCCATAAATATACGCTCGATGGAAATAAAAATTAATAATCTTAATTGTAGAAGAAAATGAGAAAGATTAGAACGTGTAAGGGTTCCCGGATGAACACTGGTAGTTCTGCTTGTAGCATTGACTGGAAAAAGGTCAAAGGTGCTATCTTGACAGAACATGGTGTCAAACTCCCTGCTGATATAACAGGTGAGAAGTTGCTCGAATTGTGCCATGCAGACCGTCCCGGGCGTATTTACCCTATTTTGCCATTCCTGGAGTATGCCAAGAATGGTGGAGAGCCTCAAGTTAATCCTGTAGGGTACGGTGCAAGTGAATACAACGGGCTTAGCGCTCAAACAGACACCTTCACTTTGAAGAAATTTGATGAGGTTTTGAATGCCCAGCTTCTGAAATGTGCCAATAAAGGATGGGACGTTTACTTTTGGAATCAGGATAATATGTTGATCGGTTATAATGATGACACTGATATCCTTGCCGGTATTCCGATGTCTACTGTTTACCCGACCGTGACACAGTACCCGACCAGTAGTGCTAAGTCTGCGATGACTGTTAGTTTTTCACATGAAGATGTGGAAGACAGCCAATTGCACTTTGACTACGTGCAGTTAGACTTCAATCCCAAGAATTTCGTTAAAGGCTTGGTTGATGTTGTGTTTCAAAAGTTGGAGGCCGAAAATACTTACAAAATAGTTGAAGTTGTTGGTGGTTATGACCGTACAGAAGAATTTGGCAGTCTTATTGCTGATGGTGCTGCTGAAGTTATGAATAACGTAACTTCTGCTACATATTCGGATGGTATCATTACCATTGTTCCTAAAGCCGGGGCGGTTCCTTCGTTGAAAGCTCCTTCTGTATTGTATGAAAAAGGAATCAGAGGTATCGAGCAGGTGTCATGAAGGTAGATAATGTTACGTTCGTCGAGGTTGCTGTGAAGGGCATGACGAAGGAAGAGTTTATTAATGCGCACATTAAAGTCGTGTGGCAGGAACTGAAGGAAGCTGACCGCAAGAAGAAGCTCTCGGAAGTGTACGATGCGATAACTAAGTAACCGACGGGCTGGGGTGTGATTACAGCCCGGCCCGTTATATTTTTACTGTATGGCAGATTTTGATGAATTACATAGAGTTATTCATTCCATTGCATCCGGGTTTGAAGAGGAATGTATTAGGTGTATGGAAGAACATAAGAATGTGCTCGTTGATTGCATTCAGGAGCAATTATATTCCGGTCTGGACGGTACTGAACATCTATTGAATCCTGATTATGATACTGACACCTATTTTAACGAGCCCGGTCCCTGGCAGAACCGTGCGGAACAATATAAACGATGGAAGGAGAGGATAACTCCACCTCTTAGAAGTGAGATGCTTTATTTGCCACCGCGTCCGGTTGAGGTACCTAACCTCTTTATTACTGGTACTTTCTATGATAGCATAACTGCCGATAGAATTGATTCCGGGCTTCGATTCTCAACGAAAGGATTTACGGACGGTAGTTCTATTGAGAAGAAATACGGTGAGCAGATTTTAGGCATTGGTGATACAGCTAAAGAGTACTTTAATATTATGTATCTCCGTCCCTGGATGGAACGTTTCTTTTCAGAATGTGGATATCGGTAGAAAATGGCTTGTAGTTGCGAAATAAAAAAGATGCAGAGTGAACTGGAACGTATCAGTGATCTTGCAAAGAAAGCAGCTGTCTTGGATGGTTGCATGTATGTCGTTTATCAGAAAGAAGATGGTACCTATGCTTTTGATAAACTAGGAGTTGAGATAAAAGGAAAGATTGTTGAATATAGACATTACCTGTAATTATGGCAGATTTAAAATTAAAAGATTTCGTTGATGAGAACGATTTGCAGAAATTGGTGGAGCTTGATAATACTATTGAGCGTGTGAGGGCTGATTATGTTAATGCGGCCAAAGAATTAGCAAAAGGTTTGAAACTAAATGTAGAAGGCGTTGCTGATCTTGAAAAGTTGAGTAATCTTTATAATACTCAAGCAAAAACGGCTGGTTCTGCATCTGCTGAATTAACCGAGGCTCTTAGAAAACAGTCTGAAATAACTCAAACTGTCAGTAAGAAGATAGAGGAAAAGCTAAATGTAGAGAAATTATCTGCTGCTGAATTGAAGAAACTAACCAAGGCAAACTCGGATAATGCTGCGTCCTTGGAAAAGGCTGCTAAAGCGGAAGCTAACTTGACAAAAGCGCAGAATGCCGGTAATACTACTCGTAAGAAAGCTGTTTTATCTGAAGAAGAACGTTTAAAACTTATCAGAACTGCTATTACCTTGACTAATCAGGAAGTACATAGCCGTTCACAAGCAAAGGAAATGAATAAGCAGCTGCAAAAGGCTGTTGATGTTTTGAAAGATACGGATGAAAACTATATTCGTACACTTGCCCGTCTTAATTCTACTATTGGAATCAACACTGATTACATAAAGCGAAATTCCGATCGATATAGTCAACAGAAAATGACAATTGGTGCATACCGGGAAGAAGTGAAGGCTGCATGGGTTGAGATACAGAACGGTAATAAGTCCATGCAGAATATGGGTATTATTGCCCGGAATGCAGGAAGGATGCTTAAAACGGAGATGGCTCCTGGGCTAAGCCAAGTTAGTGCAGGATTGAAAGGATGGGCTGCTGGATATATTGGTGCACAAGCTGTTGTTGGAGGGATTGTTAAGATGTTTACGCAACTGCGTGAAGGTGTTGGTTCCATTGTTGAATTTGAATTTGCTAATAGCAAACTTGCAGCGATTTTAGGTACGACGGCTGACAATATTAAAGAATTAACCACTGATGCGCGTCAATTAGGAGCAACAACGAAATATACAGCTGCACAAGCTACTGAACTACAGATAGAATTAGCCAAATTAGGTTTTACACGTCGTGAAATATTAGATTCGACAGGTGCCATCTTACGATTCGCACAAGCAACTGGAGCTGAACTTTCGGATGCAGCCGCATTGTCTGGTGCTGCATTGAGAATGTTTAATGCTAGCACTAAAGAAACAGAACGTTATGTATCTGCTATGGCTGTTGCTACATCAAAGAGTGCCTTATCTTTTTCTTACCTAGCTACTGCCTTGCCTATTGTTGGTCCGGTTGCAAAGGCATTCAATTTCCAAATAGAAGATACTTTGGCATTGTTAGGAAAGCTTGCAGATGCAGGTTTTGATGCTTCAATGTCTGCAACAGCCACTCGTAATATTTTGTTGAATTTGGCTGATGGCAATGGCAAATTAGCTAAAGCACTTGGAGAACCTGTAAAAACATTGCCTGAGTTGGTTGTTGGCTTAAAGAAACTGAAAGAACAAGGTGTAGATTTAAATACAACTTTAGAATTAACAGATAAACGGAGTGTCGCCGCTTTCAATGCTTTTCTTACAGCTTCTGATAAAATTGTTCCATTGAGGGACCAAATTACAGGCGTGGATAAAGAACTAACAGATATGGCAGATACCATGAGTAACAATGTTAAAGGTTCTATTGCGGGACTTTCTTCTGCGTGGGAAGCATTTATGTTATCCTTCTATGATTCCAAGGGTATAATGAAGGATGTCCTGGATTTTCTGGCAAGAGGGTTGAGGAATGTTGCTACACAGCTGAAGGGGTATTCTGAATTACAAGATGAAGCAGACAATAAGGCTGTTGCCCTTGCACAGAAAGAGATGATGAAATCTGATATTTTGGAGAAGAATGCTAGAAATATGCAGAGGTTGTATAAAGAATATATAAATTCAGGAATGTCTGCTGATGAGGCGGCCAAAAAGGCTAAAGAAGATTATATTGAAACATTGAAGTCTCGTTTGGAATATGAAAATAGTGATTATCAATTAGCTATAGATAATCGTAAGAAATTGGAAGGAGAATTGAAAGACAGGGGATTCTTTACAATTCTGACCTCATGGAGACGTACAAATAATGTCATTAAAGATGAGATCGATGTTGCAACTAAAGTTGCTGCAGGTAAGAAGGCTATTTCATCAATAACAGAATCTCTTATTGAACAACTTGATACCATTGATTTGAAAGAGAATGGTGGTACAAAGGGGAATTCAGTAAAGGTACTTACTGATAAAGAAAAACGTGAACAGGAAAAAGCTCTCAAAGAGAAGCTGAAAATTCATGAAACTTATCAGGAGTCAGAACTAGCTCTTATGGATGAGGGACTGGAGAAAGAACTTGCTAAAATTGGTGTTGCTTACTCGAAGAAGATTGCTGCCGTCAAGGGTAATAGCAAAGAGGAAATTGCTACACGTCAGAATTTAGCTAAGGAAATGCAGGAAAAGCTAGATGAGTTTACTATTAAGTATAATTCTGATCGTGAGAAGAAGGATGTTGAGAACGCTCTTGCTGTTGTAAAAAAGGGGTCCCAGGAAGAACTTGATTTGAAATTGCACCAGTTGGAATTGCAACGTGAAGCAGAAATTGATGCAGCAGAGAAAACAGGTGAAGATGTTTTTCTCATTGACGACAAATATGCAAAAAAGAAACAAGAACTTTACGAAAGACATGCATCCGATCAGGTGCAATTAATAGCAGAGAATGCAGCGCATGAGCAGGAAATCCGGGATGCTGCATATGTTATGGATACGCTTGCTCTTAAAAAACAGTTAGCTTCTAAGGAAATAACCCAGCAAGAGTATGCAGAACTTGAGTATCAGTTAAAATTAGATTATGTACGTAAAACAACCGAAGCTGCAATTGATGCGTTGGAGTTGGAACTTCGAAACGAAAATTTGAGTGCAGAGGATAGGGCAAAGATTGCAGAGCAGTTACGGAAATTGAAAGCGGACCTTTCCCAGCAAGAAGCAGAAGCGGAAATAGATGCTATCAATAAAGTTACTAAAGCGGATGAGAAAGCACAGAAAGAACGTCAGAGGAATCTGAAAAAATGGCTTCAAACTGCATCTCAAGCAGTGGGTGCTATTGGTGATCTAGTCTCTACTATTTATGATGGTCAGATTCAGAAAATAGAAGAAGAGCAGGAAGCTAATGATGAGAAATATGATAAGGATGTAGAACGAATACAGAATCTAGCTGATTCGGGAGCAATCTCCGAAGAAGAAGCAGAAGCTCGTAAGCGTGCGGCCAAGGAAAGAACTGAAGCTAAGAATGCTGAACTTGAAAAACAAAAACAAGAAATGGCACGTAAACAAGCCATTTGGGAAAAGGCGACTAGTGTCGCTCAAGCTGGAATAGCCACTGCACTGGCAATAACTGAAGCTTTACCGAATATTCCTTTATCTATTGTTATTGGTGCCATGGGAGCAATTCAGGTTGCAACTATTCTTGCAACTCCTATTCCTTCCTATGCAGACGGTACTCAAGGTAATGATAGGCATCCCGGCGGTGCCGCTTTAGTTGGTGATGCCGGTAAACATGAAGTTATCATGTATTCTGGAAAAGCATGGATTACTCCTGATACTCCAACTTTAGTTGATATTCCTAAAGGTGCGCAAGTCTTTCCTGATGTTGATAAGGTAGATATCTCTAATTTTGATATACCGGATTGGGACTTTCCCACATTTTCACCGACATATTTTGCATCTTCTTCCGGTGACACCATTGTTTTCAATGATTATTCCCGATTAGAAAAAAGGGTTGATAGAACAAATTTCCTTTTGATGAAGAGTCTAAAAATGCAACGCCAAGATGCTTCTAACCGTGAATTTGAACTGTATAAGTTATCTAAACTGAAATAACTATGATTGAAAGATTAAATCAGATAACATTGAGTGATTTCATTGAACTTTCATGCGGAAACTATGCTTGTTTGCTTTCGGACTGCAAATCTATGTCCGAAAGCACGCTTAAAGAAATAGCGTCTAAATTACTTGTCGAATACAGAAGTATTGTTAACCCTTCAAATATGAAGGCTATGGTAATGGACAAAGAGGATATGCTGAAAGAACGTGCCAAACTATTGAGTCTTCGTATTTGTCAGGCTCTTGTTTCTCTTGGCTTTTATGATGATGTTCGTCAGGTATTGGGTCAACTAAATGTAGATACCCGAAATATGAGTGATGAGCAAGTTATATCGAAGCTTGATTATTTACTTCATTCTGCAATTTTTGAGCAAAAACGGAATGAGGAGAGACGCAGTGAGGAACATAAAGGAAGTAAGGCTACTCCTGAACAAATTCGTTCTTCTTTTGATGCAGAGATTGCTTTTCTAATGACATTCTTTAAAATGAGTATTGATTCCCGCGTAATTAATGCTGCTGTTTATGCGAATATCGTTCATCAAGCTGATGTTGAAATATCGATCAGAAAAAGAAGCACATGATAATATTGGTACTACATATATGCTGTAATTCGATTAATTTTTAATTAAAGCGAATTATTTCATACAGTCGTTTGTACATCTCCTTTAGAATCACAAACGACTTTTTTATGAATAGAAAAAACAGCATCCATTGTATAAATAGGCATTTATACAATGTTTTATTGTCAGAATTACGTACATTAGAGACGAAGTGTAATCGGATAACAGCAGAAGTGTCCGAGGTAAAAAAAATGATTGCCTTATTGCCCCCCGATATAGGCACTCTTATTAGTTCAATCGAGCGTTCTGCTAAGGAAATGCACGAACAAAGTATCATGCACCGGAAATATGTGGAAAGGTGCATTAATGGCGAACCGAAGATACACCTAATAAGGAGGGCTGACAATGGACTTTGAAAAGGAATTATCAGAAATATATCCTTGGATATTAAAGGTGGCAAGAAAATTCTGCTGTTCCATGCAAGATGCTGAAGACTTAGCCGGTGATACAGTTTATAAGCTACTTGTGAATCGTGATAAATTTGATTGTTCTAAACCACTTCAACCGTGGTGCCTTATTATAATGAGGAATACTTATATAATAAGATACAATAGAAATTCCCTTATACATTTTACAGGGCTTGATATGGTAGACGGAAGTGCCATTTCTAACTGTACAGCTCATTCAATACTGTTTGATGATTTGGTTTCCACAATACAACGGTGTGCTAAAAAATCCCGTTGTATTGATAGTGTGATGTATTATGCTAGTGGGTATTCTTATGATGAGATAAGTGAAATCCTGAACATTCCTGTCGGAACTGTAAGAAGTCGTATTTCTTCTGCTCGGAAGTTTATACTTCAGGAGATTTCCTATTAGAGTTAAATAAGGTTTTAATTCGATTTCAGAAGAAAAAAAAACTTTTGAAAAAGTTATGCTATTACATAACTTTTGACTATATTTGCAATACCAAATAACATAAAAGTCAAACCAAAAAAAGTGAATTATGGAAACAAAGTCTAATTTTAGAGCCAGAGTGATGAAGTATGCTCATCACCTCCTTTCAACAACAAAAAAGAGTTGGAAATATTGTCTGCTAAAAGCGTGGGAGCTTTACAGACTTGCTAAAAGAATGAGAAGCGGTGAAGTTAAATTCGCCTATGAGAAAGTGAATGGCAGTATTCGCTATGCTATCGGTACTCTTAAAAATGTGCCTGCAGGTGCAACAAATAAGGGTAAACGTATGACAAAGCCTTCTTATAAAACTTTCTCTTACTTCGATGTTGATAAGCAGGAGTTTAGAAGCTTCAAAATTGAGAACCTTGTAACCGTGTATTGATATGACTTCATTAGAATACTACTCAAAGAGAAAAGAGGATAGCAGGCAAGAGCTTGCTACCCTCATAGCACAGGCTAATCAGTTCATCGGTGATACACATAACAGCCTCAACACCCATACTAATCAAGGGAGTAATATTGGTAATATAAAAATGCTTTCTCAACAATTACAGCAGCTAACAAGCCGTATTGAACTGGAAAAGCAAAAGGGAGATATGCTTGAAAGTATCTGTTTGACATTAACCACAGAAGGGTAAGCATATGAAAGCCACTTTGTTAAAAGTTACCGGAGAAACAGTTGAGATTTCTCCGGTGAATGGGAACTGCTTTACCCTAAATGAAGCGCAGAGTTTAGTAAATGGCTATGTTCAAGTCATTGATATTTACCCTAATAAAATAATGATAATGAATGAGGAGGGTAAATTCCACTTTGAGTTGAATGTTGAGGCTACCCGGATTGCATTAATGAATAGTGCTATTTTTCCCGATGATTATATAGCCGGTGACGCTATTGTGTGTGATGATACTATGTTCTAACCCTTTAATTTCAGAAAATATGAAAACAATTTATAGAGTAGAATCACCAACCGGTGAAGTTCGTGTATTGGAAGTGTCTCGCAATGAGACTGGATATAATGTTTACATAGATGATTCAAACATCTGTGAGAGCATTACTGAAGAAGAACTTACAGAAGCATTAGAGAACCCCAATTTTTAAATATGAATCAGAGTTTTCCATTTTGGAAACAACTAATAACAGAATAGATGAGTAATAGTATTGCAGCCAATGATATCATTCAAAATATTGACGATCTGTTAGCTGAATATCCGGTTGATGAATGTATTAGCATCTTACAGGAAGTGGTAAAGCAGATAGATGTGCGTATTAAGGATTTTAGTGAACATATATAATAATAAAGATATGAATAATATATTTACAATTTGCTATTCAGAAGAAGAAGCTAACGAAATTGGACATTTCATAATGCGAAAAGGCTATGAAGGTGTTCAAAATGATAGTTACAGATATTGCCGTGAAGCAATTTGGTGGGCTTTTAAAGAAACTAAAAGACATCATTCGTATTTCATATATGTTGGCGTTAGAGGATGTCAAATGATTGTGTCCAGGACTAAAAGGGGGCTTCGCAGGAACGGACTTAAATACATTGAGAAGAAACGAATGTTTTACAACTTATTAAGTAGGTATTAAGTAAATAAAAAGATAGCAAGGAGGCAAATATATGGGTGTAGCTTGTGTACAAGACATCTACAGATGCGATACTTGTAAATCTGCATCAGACGAATACGGAAGGGGATGTAAGCACGGAGTATTATTCCCCTTACTTCTCGTTATGGCAAACAGCCGTAAATGTGAAAACTATGAGTTTGACCCGGAAAAGGTCAAACTCCATTTACAGAGAAAAGAGAAAAAGATAAATTTATAATAAAAGTAGTTGTTCGGAATTTTTAAATGGCCTATAAACGAATAAAAAAATGAGCGAAATAAAGTTTAGATATAAATTTGATTCAACCGCCTATGTCGTGGATGAAGCATATTTTCTTAAAATGGAACGAATGGCAAAAATGAATGGTGAGAAAATAGAAAAACTTGCCGAAAAGAAATTCAGGAACTATCTCAATGATGGTATGAATCCTATCAAACTGGAATTTAGAATAAGAGGTGTTGAGGAGCTTGTAGGGCATAGCGTTATAACTGAATTGAATTATGGGGAAAGGGGTTATCCGATGTCTGTTCCAGAAAGGATAAAGTATGCAATCGTTGATGATATTGCAGGCTATGTAGAAGATAGATTTAAGTATTACAAAGATGATTGTCAAACACTTTTTGACAAGATGTATAGAAAGCATGAAGAAAGAATTAAAAAGAAAATTAGATTTTGGAAATATCTTTTTGCCATTACCTTTTTCATGTTGCTAATCGAATGTATTTGTAGAATAGTTCAATAAAAGAATAAGTATGAATAAAGAAGAAAAAATATGCACCATCATAAATGGTCATTTTTCGTATATATTAAAAGTAGACGGAATTGAAACATCGTTTACGGGTAGCCATAATGCAGACTACTTTGAAGAACATTATAAAAATCTTGGATACGAAGTCATTCGTATAAACCATGAATAAAATTATAGTAAAACAAAGAAGATATGAGCATAAAGATTGATAAGAGTGCGTATGAGAAACTAATCAAAGAGGATTTAGACTTTCTCAATAAACATTGTCCGAATAGTTTAGAATTAGACCATATTAAGTTAATTGTTTGTAGTTCTATTGATTGGCATTATCCGGAAAAGACTAAAAGTATGTGTCTTAAAGATAAAACAAAGGAATGCAACTTGTGCCACGAATGCGATGTATATGTTCTTAATCCGAGTTATTAATGAAGTAAAACAAGATAGAAAGGAAATAAATTATGATATTCATATATAGAATAATTGCAGATAACTCTATTGTAATAATGCCTGGCGTATCTTCTGTTGATGCCCATAGTAAACTGATAACGGCATTGAATATGGTAGATAGTGATTTTTATTTGGTGGGTATGTTATCTCAAGGTGTTATTATTAAAGGTGATTTTCAAACTCAATATTTATGATGAAAACTTTTGCGGAAAGATATAAAGAAAGTATCGTGAATCTTTCAAAGGAAGAATTGATACAACAAAGGGACATTATACTAAATCATATTGAAGCCCAACGTGAACGTTTGCATATTGTCAGTAACGAGAAAAAAGTACATGATATTCGAGTGGCTATTAAAAGGGCTAATATTAAGCTTCGGGAAATAGATAGCTTACTGAAGAACCTGTGTTCTTCTGAAGATAGTTCTATATATCATTTATTGGATAGTCGGATATCCAGATTTATAAATGAAATTGTTGAAGATCCTAATTTTGTTATTCCTAATTGGTCTAAGTATATACTTCTGTCTGGAACAGCAGAGGAAGTCTGTGAGAGTGCAAATAATGGTGAATATGGTGAATTGTGTGTTGTCGCTGATTCTAAAGGTCAAATTATGTGGGAGTGGAATGGGGACAATGGATGGTGTATGTCTGATTAAATATTGTTTCTCCTAAAAATAATTATAATAGAGATTGAATTTGTATCTATTTTGAGACTAATTATCATTTAGGAATTATATATTTGCATCTTAAATAAAGGAGAATTTATGAAAAAGAAATTAGTTTGTGATAATGATGCCAATTTAAGAAAAACTCTTGCTCCAAAAGTGAAGAGAAATTTTCGTGTACGAAAAGAACAGTTTTCCTTTAGCTAAAGATATCGTTATACATATTAATTATTCAGATAAAGTGATAGATTAAAAATGAATCTTTATATTCTATATTTATGTTTAGAGAAGCAATACTCGAGGCTCTAAAAAAGAGAGGAATTACGCAGGTAGAACTTGCTAACCATTTAGGGATAAACAAAAGCCCCTTGAATGCTTTTTTGAAAGGAAAAGGTAAAATTAGTATGGAGAACATTGAAAAGTCCTTTTTATTCCTTGGTATAGATATTGTTTTGAAAAACAGATAGTTATATTGCATTTTAGCAAAGCATGATTTTCAAGAATTTAGCCAATCGGGAAACCGGTTGGCTTTTTCTATATATTTGCTCGTGAACGTTCAAAAGGAGTTAAAATGCTTTGTAAATATGTACTTACCGTTGATAGTATTTCTTATGATATTCCCAAATCTTGTATTCAGAATTGGGATGAAATAAAGTTTTCCCGTAAACGCTCCGGACTTGAAGGAATAACTAGAACCTTTACTTCAAAATTCCAGTTTGTGGGAGAAGCCTATGATCTCATATTGGAGGAGTATTTGAGCAAATACCTGGCTTCTAATGCTAGTATCACTGTTTATACTATAACTAATTCTCATACTTATGAAGAATTCTTCAGTTGCCGACTGGATTTCGGTTCATTGACCTATGATGGAAATACTGTTTCTATTAATTCGATAGATGATAGTGTCGCTAATATCATAAAGGCTAACAAAGGGACGCAGTACGAATATTCGGTAGATGAGATAAAAGATGTATATCAGCTTTATTATGATTCTGTAAGTATGAATTATAGTCAACCGCATACATTAGGTGGTAATACTGTAGAAAATGATGCTTCTTTGCAATATATTGTAATTGACAAAGGAATATATGTAGAAGCTATAACATATTCGCTTCCCTTATATATTTCAGGTGGTGAACTTCCGTCACGGGATTCACCTCTTGAGTTTTATGATGCACCACAGGAATCGAAAGATGATCCAAATGTATTTGTTAAAGCCTTGTCCGACATTGATATAGTATTGAATTTTAGTTTTGAATACTATATCAGTTATAGTGATGCGTATACAACTAAAGCTGAAATTGTTCTAGGTGGGCGTTACGAAGATGGTCGTTTAGTCGAGTTGAAAAGATGGGGGTATAATAAGGGGGATGTTACTCCAAGTAATCTGAATGAATCCATCAAGATTCATCTGACTAAAGGGCAGGCTTTATTTTTTGATTTGAAGGTAACATTTAACAGAGTTAATGCTTCTACTGGCAATATTTATTTTCGTAATTTCAAATTTGAGACACGCTTTACTTCTCGAGCTAACCCTATCTATGTGGATGCAATAAGACCTATTGATGTGTTAAACCGATTGCTTAAAAGCATGAATGGTGGAAATGAAGGTATCTATGGTGAAATAGCTTCAGGTGTTGATGAAAGGTTAGATAATTGCGTGATATTAGCTGCTGAAAGTATTCGTGGAATCCCCCAAGCTAAGCTATATACTTCTTATACAAAGTTTAAAAACTGGATGGAAACAGTTTTTGGCTTTGTGCCTGTGATCAATGGTGTCACTGTTTTTTTTAAACACCGGGACAAATTGTTTAGTGATAACAATGTAAAGGATTTAAACAGCAGCTTTTCTAGTTTTGAGTATAAGGTTGATTCATCAAGAATATATTCTTTGGTTAGGGTAGGATATGATAAACAGGACTATGAAAGTATGAATGGTCGTGACGAATTCCGATTTACTACTGAATATACTACTGGCATTGATATAACTGATAATGTATTAGAGTTGATTAGCCCTTACCGTGCTGATGTTTATGGAATTGAATTCTTATCGCAAAAGAGAGGCCAAGATACAACGGATAGTGAAAGTGACAATGATGTGTTTTTTGTTTGTGCCAGTACTACATTACATGATAATGGCGGAGTACAAACATATAAAGAGTATAGGCTTATAAGGAGCGGTTGGGAAATAAGTGGTGTACTTGATCCTGAAACGATGTTTAATACCATGTATTGGCAAGGAGGCATATTGCAAGCAAATGCCGGCTATATTGGTATGTTCACTAAAAAACTATCTTATTCTTCTTCTGACGGTAATAGTGATGTTGTTGTCAATGGTATAGGAATGAAAGATGATTTTAACGTTGAAAGTGGTATTATAACTTGTGGAGATGTTTCATTCACAACTTATAATGAAGATATTCCACCAACAGATGATGAAACGATTAAAATCTTAAAAGATGATCTAGTTTACGAGGGCTACATCAAAGAGGTGAGTAGTACAGTTGAGAGAAACGAGGGAGTGAAGTATGATTTATTTGTCCGTTCAATAACAAAAGCCTAGAAATATGATTATAAGCCCGTTTACCCCACTGTTTTTTTCTCCGTCTACCGATAAATTTGGAGCGAAGAGTAAATATGTGCAATTATTCGCACGTACAGACAGGATTTTTGTTGAATTGATTTTGACAGCCAAAGAGCAGGAGCCTATAGTTTACATTAATAATCTTTTAAGTAATATATCTACACCTGTATCATTAAGCTCATGGAAGATGAATGATGATAAGATTCTTTATTTCTATAACATTTCATTGCTTCCATGTGGATACTATACTGTAACAGTTAATGGGAATACGAGTGAGATTTTTAAAGTTACGGACGATGAATGTGAGTTATCAGAAACCAGCCTTATTCAGTATTCAATGAAAGATAATAAGCAGCGTCTTGATGCTGTCTGGTGGATAGATGGGATGCAATACTTTTTTGATTTTCGCGTTCCTGGTGGTTTCAAAGATAACGGATGGACGTTCGGTGTGGATAATGAGCAGTTCGTGACCTCTGATGAGGATATTGTTGAGCTATTCAGCCACGAATATACAACAGTATTATTCACGCTTGGAAATGGGATGGGATGCCCTGTGTGGTTTGCTGAATTATTGAATCGTGTCTTATGCTGTAATTACGTCTACTTTGATGGTGTTCGATATACCAGAAAGGAAAGTAATGTTCCGGAACTTAACCAGCAAATAGAGGGATTGAAGAGTTTTGTGTTCAATCAAATGTTACAGAAGGTAAGAACGATGAATCCAGTTTTGGAATGGAATAACCAGCTTGCTATGAGGTGTGTACAAAGCGGTGCTTATAGGATAGCAGATGATGAAGGAATGCGTAGTATCAAGTATGGTTCAGAAAGTGGGGTTGCAGAGGTCGGAGCATATATCAATATGACTAAGGCTATTCCTAATACTGGAGTTTCTATTAATAGTGATACTATGGTTACTGTCAACAGTATTCATCACCCAGGTGTTGATAAAAATTCATATTGGGATTTGATTGCAATCAAGACGACTGACATAGATAACAAGTATATTGGTAGAAGAGGTTACGGTAAACTTACAGTTAATGGACTGGATAGACTAAAGAACGATTTGGACAACGGTTCGATAAATTTGCGTGCTGTACTATATAAAGGAGATTCGTATACTAACCTCATTGAAGGGAGTGTAATCAGTAGGGATGGTGTATGTGTCTTGAAAGGTATTAACGGTGGAGATATTGGTGCTCTGAAGGAGTTCCAACTTTATCTTGATAATGTCTATGATTGCGACATAGATAATCTTGGTATGACCATTGAGCTTGTATGGGTATATGAAAATGATTAAAAAAGAGAATTATGACAGAAACAGAAAAACAACAGATTATTAGCCTTGTGTTACAAGCGTTGAAGACAAACAGTCTTACAATAGAGCAACTGACTGATACAACAGAGCTATCCAAAGATATGTACGTTGAAGTTAGTGGCGGTCGGAAAATATCTATTGATTTACTTTCAAGTACCATTGCTAAAATGGTGAATGGTGATTTTGATGCATTAGTGGAGAATGTCAATAAGATTGCAAAAGATTTATCGGATGGAGACGCCGAGTTATTGAAACGTACAACAGGAGTGTCTGATAAATCCAATCCTTTGACTGACCCATTTAAAAGTATTGGCTCTTTTACTACTATTGGTAGCTTTAAAGATAAATTAAAAACAATGTATTCCGGGGATTCTTCTATTGGGAATTATCGGTGTATTTTGTCTGTTGATTCGTCTAAGATTCCTGTAAATATACAAATTGAACGGTTGGAGCTTAATAAGGTTTGTCAATCATTCACTTCGTGTATACAACTGGCTACCATGTCAGACAATGCCGAAGGTGTATATTTAGGTACAGTTTGTACAATCTCACGAATAGGTATTGTTTCCAATGAGAGTGTTACATGGGGCAAATGGACCTCTGTAATAAATGACTTTGAGGAAAGGATAGGAAAAGCGAACGGTATCGCTCCTTTGAACGAAGAAAGTAAAGTTCCTTCTGAATGTCTGCCTGAACCGTTGTCTCTTGGGGAAAGTGAAGATGAAGCCTTCCCCGGCGACCGTGGAAAGGCTTTAGAGGATGCAATGACAAATATCCCTTCCGACATAATCAAACCTGATTCATTCTCCGTCCTGTCTGACGCTTCCTATCTCAATGTATCTTTCAAAAAAGTGTCCAAAACAACCGGTAAAGAAACGGATGACAGCTTCCGTTTGCCTTCTGCTACCCTTGAACAAGCCGGCCTTTTGTCCGCCGAGGATAAGCAAGCCCTTGAGGATATGAAGAGCGGCACGCCCGCTGACGATGTAACACACCCCATCGTCATTGTTGATGAGATCCGCCCATTGAAAGACGGCTACTATACCCTTGAAACCGCTATTGCCGCCATTGTCTCCTATCAACAGGAATCTGGCGTCAAATATGAGCGAACGGGTCTCATCATTACTTACAAAACAGGCGAGTATGAAATGGAAACCCGGCAGTTCCAGGGTGCTGTGTCCGATTTTGCGACCCCTTCTCTTTGGAAACCCTTCGGGAATGGTGGTGGCAGTTCCGTTTTTGAAACTTCCGATGAACCGGCGGAAGGGGGAAAGGACGCCTTTTCAACTGGTGGCGCCTATGCCTATGTTCCGGCCAACCTCGACGTAAACGTGGAAACAGAAGGCATTGTAAAACTTCAGATGAAGAACGCTGCCGGTGAAACCCTTGGCGATGAAGTGCAGTTCGCTATCGGCACGGGTGGCGGCGGTCAAACTGGTGGTACCATTGTTGCCATTGCTTTCCAGTCGACACCTGTCTATGGCTCTTACGGCTCCACGCTACGAACCTTTGCCGCCATTCGTTCCGTGACCTCGAACGGTGTCGAATCCTCTGACAACCTGATTGAGAAACTGGAACTCGTAGACCGTGAAAGCGGGCTTACCGTCTGGACTGAAACCGTCAACAAAGCATCTTCCGGTGACATGAAGGACTTCTCCTTTGAACTGGACTTCACCACATACTTTACGGCTGCTGGTACTCGGAAATTCAAGCTGATAGCCACTGACGAAAGCGGCAACACCGGTTCCAAGAATGTCAATGTAACAGCTGTTGATATTACCTGTACCTGTGTGCAGGTGCTCAACTATACCCCTGAAACTCTGCTTACTCCGACAACTGAAAGTTTCAGCCTTCCACTCTATAAGTTCGGAAACAACACCTCTGATAAAGGTATCAGTGCCCAGGTTGACATCAAGATTAATGGTGAATGGCAATCCCTGTCTACCACCGTTGTAAATGACAACTACTCGCACTCCGTTGTAATCCGCCCTGCTTCCCTCGGCCTAGAACACGGTACCTATCCCTTGCGCATCCAAGGAACGGATGTCGCATCCGGAGTGAAAGGAAATGTCATCTACACGGCTGTCATGGTAATTGACCCGAATAGTTCCACACCTCTTGTCGCCTTGAGATACGATGATAAAAACGGTGGAGTAGTCCGACTGTACGAAACCGTAGAACTTGATGTTGCCTGTTATGACCCGTTGGAAATGACTTCACCCGTCAGCGTGAAAGCCAATAACGTGCAGGTAACACAAATTGCTGCCAGTCGTAACAAAACCTATCAGGTCAAACAACAACTGCAGGGCTACAAGGCTGACGGCACCGATACGGTCAACTATACTGCCGTATGCAAGGACGTGACTAGCGAACCTGTCCGGGTGACAGTTAGCGGTTCCGCCATTGACGCCGCCATAAAAGAAGGCGCCATCTATAACTTTGACTTCTCATCCCGTACCAATCAGGAAACTGACCATAGCATTGTCAGCGGTAATTATGAAATGAAAGTGGACGGTGCCAACTGGACTACCAACGGTTTTGGCACATTCTTGGGTGAGAACTGCCTTCGCGTAGCCGAGAATGTGGGCGTGTCATTAAACCATGCCCCGTTTGCCGGCTCGTCCATCGAATCCAACGGTGCCGCCATCCAGTTCGCTTTCGCTTCCAAGAACGTGACCGATGATGATGCCCTGCTCCTTAGCTGCTATGACGAAACGTCCGGTGCCGGCTTCTATGTCACCGGCCGGGTGGTCGGCATCTTCTGTAACAATGGCGTTTCCCGTCGTGAAGAACGCGCCTATCGACAGGGTGAAAAGATAACCGTAGCCGTGGTTGTTGAACCTGCAAGCAACTACGTTGAACGTGACGGCACACGGTATTCCATGATGAAACTCTTCCTCAACGGTGAGGAAGTCGCCTGCCTTGGTTATGTTCCGGGCGGCGGCTCCCTGATTCAGACCAAGTATATAACGATGGACGGCAAACTGGGTGATTTGTATCTTTATTACATGATGGCCTGGAACTCCTATATGGAATGGGCACAGGCGTTCAAGAACTACCTTGTCCGTCTGACTGATACCGAGGTAATGGTGAAGGAATACGCCTTTGAGGATGTCCTTAAAAGCCAGACGGCCGAGGGTAGCACCCAAAGCCGCCCGTCGGCTGCCGAAATCTATTCACGCGGTATGCCTTACATTGTCGAATGCCCCTATGAAGGCTCCGATATAGAAGCACTGGACGGCACCACTTCCACCAGTACGAAGATATACATCACGCTCTATTACTTTGACCCCGAACGTCCGTGGCGTAACTTCAAGGCCGTGAGTGTCCAAACCCGCAACCAGGGAACCACCTCTGCCAAACGCCCGGTCAAGAATAAACGCTACTACCTCGCCAAGAGCAAAGGCAAAAACAAGGACACTCGAATCATACTACTTAATCCGGACGATACGACGGAGGAAGGACGCCGTGCAATAGCCTTGGCCGCCATCAACAAAGTACAGGTCGGTGATAATACAATCCCGGTTGATGTCATTACCGTAAAAGTCGATTACTCCGATTCCGGCAATGCGAACGACTGCGGCGCCTGTGAAATGATGAACGTTACATACCGTGCCTTGGGCGGCAACTATATGACGCCCGTCCAACGTGCTTTTGACGGAACATTTGACAGCGGTGACTTGCATATTGAAGGCTTGCAGATGAACCACTCCACCGCCAATCACCCGGTAGCCACCTATCGGTGTAAGGATGACAGCCTGCAAAACGTCTATTTCCATGCCAAAGGCAACTGGAAAGAAGACAAAGGGGAACAGTTCGCCCTCGGCTTCAAAGATACCCCCGGCTATAACAAAGGTTGCCTGAATTATGGTGACTTCATAGAGTTCTTCGGTACTCCTGACGAAACTTTAGACGCAATTGAGATACGCTTCAAACAGACTGACGGACTCGATACGGACAGCGTGTACCTGCTTTCCCTGTATTGCGGTAGTTCGTACCGGATAATGAGGTATCAGGACAGCTCATGGAAAAAGCAGTCCGGTTCCATGAAGTATGAAAACGGCAAATGGAATGTCACCGGTGACGTCCTGAATCCGGTTGAAGGTTTCGAACTTCTTAACTACCAAGGTATGGACTGGTTTCAGGGCGTCGGTTCTGTTCAGGATATGATGGCCATGAAAACGGACAAGTCCTCATGGGTTCAAAAACTCGTGGATAACGGAACTATCTCTGCTGATACCTTCCCGGCATGGACTTACTACTTTGAATCGCTTGTCGATGATGACCAGCTCGCCATTGATTACGCTTTGGGTAAGAAAGTGCCCTATAACCTCTACCGATGGTTGCGCTTCTGTGATTCCTGCGATTACTCCAAAGGCGGGAACTGGCAAAGAACATGGAAGGAAAACCTGTATAAATACGCCTGCCCAGAAAGTGTCTTGAGTTATGACATCTTCACCGATTACCTTGCCGCCACTGACCAACGCGCCAAGAATATGCAGCCGATGTGGTTCTTGGAAGAGTATGCTTCCGTAACAGACGGTGTGTACAGCTCCGAGGATGCCATGCGCATGTACCTGAATAAAATCTATGACTGCGATACGCTCAATAGCAAGGACAACGACGGTGGTTGCACGGTTGATGCCGAGGTGGACCCCAACCGGACGAGCGATGAAACATTCACTAACCCTTATGCTGGCTACGGCTCCGTTCTGTTTAATAACATCTATCTCCAGCAAGTAGTGTGGACTGACTCATCCGGTACGGAACTCTCCCTGCGTACCGTTGCCGCCGCCATGCGTAACGTTCAGGCGACCATTGACGGCGTCACCCTGCACCCGTTCTCACCCGAAGGAGCTACGCATTTCTTCATTGACAAACGGCTCAAAAAATGGCAGAAACTGGTTAGTTCTTACGACGGTGAACGGAAATACATCTCCTATACCGCCACCTCTGATGCTATTTACTTCTATGCCCTGCAAGGTCTTGGACTTACCGCCCTTCCGTCTTTCATCGAAAGACGTTGGCGTATTCGTGACGGCTATTTCCAAACCGGTGATTTCTTCAGCGGTGTAATTTCCGGGCGCGTATCTTCCAAATCAAATGCCACCATCCGGATTGTCGCTGCTAAAAACGGTTACTTCGGTGTCGGCAATGACGCTAGCGGCAACCTTTCCGAAAGCTGCTTCCTTGAAGCGGGCGAAGAATATGTATTCACCAACTTCTCACATGAGGAAGGCGCCTTGCTGTATATCTATCAGGCTGACCGCATGAAGCTGCTCGACCTGTCTGAAATCTCCCTGTCAAGTACGGTGAGCTTCTCCGCCATGCAACTTGTGGAAACCCTTATCTTGGGCTCTGACACCCATACAGAACAATCCATTGGTTCTTACGCACCGCTTACCTCGCTGAACTGCGGCGAAATGCCCTTCCTCGTATCACTCGATATCCGGAACACACAAATCGCTACGCTCGTTACCGACAAATGCCCACGTATCGCCCATATCAATGCGTCCGGTAGCAAACTGGAGAACATCACTCTTGCAGAGACTTCTCCGATTAATGACATCTCTCTTCCACCAACAATGACAAGCCTCCGTTTTGTCGGTCTTCCTGAACTGACCTATACCGGTCTTTCCGCCCCGTCCGGCCTGCAAATAGAATCCATGCCGAACGTCCAACGCCTGCGTCTTGAAACGTCGCCTCAACTTGACGCCATTCAGATGCTCCGTGACGTCCTCGCTTCACAAGCGGCATCCCGTAAACTTTCCATGCTCCGTATCTCGAACATGACCCTGAAGGCTGACGGCTCCGAGCTTCTTGCCATTCTCGAATATGGAGTTGCCGGAATGGATGAGGACGGCAACAGACAGGATAAACCGGTAGTCAACGGCACGTATGAACTGACAGTTATCCGTGAAACGGATGAAATCGAATCCCTTGAATCCGGTATTGACGGCCTTGTCATCCTTACCGTCATAGATGCCTACATCGACCTGATCAACTGGTTCAATAATGAGTCTTATGGCGGAGAACCGTACTACGATAACGTAACGCTGGACAACATCAATGAAGTCCTTGAATATTATAACGGCGAAACCTACGAAGAATATCTCGAACGCTTCGCTGAAGACAATATGGATATTAATGATTTAATCAACAAGTAACTATGACGAATGAACAAAGCGCAACGCTGCTTCGCTTGAATAAACAGGCACAAGTGGCAGCACTGAACGCCGTGGGCTTCTCGGATGTCACCGAGAATTCCCGCGCATCTGAATTTGGACAACGTATCAAGTGGGCCGCCGGTCTGCTTGATCTGCATCTTGCCTGTAATCGTATTTCGGATAACTCCAAGGCATACTTTACTGCTGCCGAATGGAACTCCCTTACGCTCGCTAATAAGCAACTGTATATCAAACGCGGGCTTCGTATCCGTGCCCATGGACACTCCTTCGTAATCGCCGCCCAGGAGTGCTATAATGCCGATATGACTACTACCTTCTATTGGGGCGGTCAGGGTAAAGCCATAGACGGCCTGAACCAAAAAGGACTGGGTGCCATGTACGGCTGCTTCACGGGTGAGGAAGATACCGACCTGATTATCACCGGCC